TCATGCCCCGGACACCTTGATCTCTGTCCATTCTCGGCCGCGGCTGTCACGATAGAGCGCGGTCATTTCGGCGGACTTGTGCCCGAGGAGCGCTTGGGCAAATTCAGGGCCGTATTGATCTGAATAAAGACGCGCCGCGAGTGACCGGATCTCGTGAAAGGTTGCCGGCGTCTTGCCATCTGGAGCCATGATCTTGGCTGCCTTGCGGAGTTGTGCAAACCGCATGCTGATGTAGGTGAGGGAGGGCTGATCCCCAGGCGAAGAAAGGCTGGTTTTTCGAACAAGGTGAATGGCGAATTTGCTGATCACGTTGTCCCGGCATGCCTTCAGGACCTCACCGAGAGACATGCCTATCGCATCTAGTCGAAGATGCAGCGGGATGCGGAGCTTCGCTTGAGTGCCTTCCTTCCCCTTCGATTGCTGGAGAAGCAGAAATCCGTTCTGAACCTGGCCGAACTCCATCTTCCAGATGTCTTCGCGGCGCTGCCCGCTGACGAGGGCCAACATCATCGCGTTCGCGATCCAGCGGTCGGCCGGATCCTTGCAGGCTTCGGCATGAATCAGCTTGAACTCATCCAGTGTCAGCCGCGATCTAGCGATAGTCACCTCCGGGACAAATATCGAGGCGACCGGATTCTTACCGACCTCAACCTTCCCCTGCTCGATGGCTTCGCGGAATACGTCAAGCATGATGGTTCGCCACTTGGCCGCCGACGATGACCCACGCGACTCGACGATCCCATTCAATGCATCAGCCATGTCCTTTGGCGTGATGAGCCTGACTGCCTGGGCGGCAATATCGAGCGAGCGTGTGGCATTGAGTGCAGCACGAATGCCAGCCAGCGTGTTTGGCTTGAGTCCTGACCGCTTTTTCTCGTACGTATCGCACCATTCGGCTAGCGACATATCACTACCGTCGATGCGATGCAGCAAATCGACGGCGCCCTTGCGGCGCTCGAGTTCCGCATTGACGGTCCGAACCTTCGCGGCTGCGACCTTGAAATCACGGCCGAGCCCGAAGGTCTTTTTCGTTACCGGGTGTCGGAACCAGTAGTATCCGGTCGAGTTCTGGTAGAGGTTGGCCGGCCACGAGCGGCGCGCAGCGATACGCTTTCTAGCGGCCATTTGCCATCCTCTCGAATTCTCGATTGACTTGATCCGCAACCGGGTCAACGTATTGCGCATCCGGGCGGCAAAAATACGAGCGCCCTACCTTGATCGGCATAGGCCTGATTTTTCCATTGTTGATCCAGTTCCTAAGCGTGTGACGATGAGGGCTATGCTCGCCGAACACCCGTTCGGCCCATGCAGAAAGTGGAATCAACTGTGCGTTCACATCAATCCCCCATTTTTTCGAGTCACTTCCAATATCCGTTGCGCTGCTTCCTGCAAGATCACTCCCCGGCCGGCGCTGCAATCTGCTTGAACTCGACAACCCAAACCCACGGGTTCGTGTCCCACCCGTAGCCGCGCGCGGCGTTGAGGCTGTCCCACAGATCGTGAAATGCGCGAATGCTCGGCGGCCGGAAGGCGCCGGCGCAGTACCCGCGCATGTGATGGTCCTCGATCGTCACGCCTTCAGCGCGCGCATCCGGTTCGCTGATGCTCTGCAGACGCTCGGCGCGCACGCTGGTGATCTCGAGCGTGATGCGCGACGCCCAACGCGGCATGTGGATGGACGGCGACCAGCCCCGGGATTGCCTGGCGTCGAGCGCCTGGAACGTGTTGAGGTCGATGTCGACCTCGGCGCGGCCGTCGTCGGCCTGGTATGCGATGCCGGCATAGCGCCGCGTCGGGCGGCCGCCGTCAAGCGTCTCGGTGCCGATGCGGCGCACTTCGTGCGTCTCGCGAACCCATAGCTGGTCCCTCGCGTTGCCGTGCGGGCATACGAGGCAGTCGCCGGTCCGGGTGTGCCAGATCGCGGGTAGCTCAGGCGCCGGCGAGCCGTTTGCCAATCTGGTGCCGTGGCCGCCGACCGTCGTTGATTCCCATGCGCCGAGCGGGTTGTTGTGCGGCAGCTTCACGACGCGACGCGTCTGCGTCTTGCGGCCTTCGAGGATGGCCCGTATCATCGGGCCGGAAAATAAAATCGGGAGTTCACGCATGGTATGCATTGACGGTTGGATTGAGTGTCATCCAGGTACGGCATCGTGGGTTCAGGCCGTTGCGTCGGTTGTCGCAATTGTGTGGGCCGGCTACAGCGCTCGCAGACTGCAGGTCGCGAGCGAGCGACGTAGGCGAAAAGAAGTCGCGTCTGTTCTTCGAGAAATAGCCGAAAGCGTGACGAGTGTCACAAGCTACGTTCAACGCGAATTGCCAGATCGTGCAGCATTGCACCGTGTTGCCAGCGGGATGGCGCGCTTTGAAATGGATGAGGTTCGCGGTATGGAGCGGGTTCTTAATGAAATTCCGCTTCACGATCTCCCTTCGCCGGACTTCGTCAGGCCAACACTGATGCTTAGGTCCGCTATCCGTCAGCTGCGAAATGATCTTGAAGAGGCAATTGCCGGACATCGCAAGATGGATGCGGCCGACTTCGATGGATTGTTCAGAACCATTGGAGAAGCGAATAAATTGTGCTTCGACTTGGCGAACAAGATCACGAGTACGGCTGTCTCGATATAAGAAGGTAGGGCGTTCGGTCATGCTAGGATTTCCGAACAACGATCACGGAGATCGACATGGCAAAGCCCAGTTTGACGCGCGTCCAATACATCGAAATGGTGAACGAGCGCATGCGCGGACATCCGGAGTACACGAAGGAAATGCATGTCCACTTTTATCCGAAGGGTATTGCGCCGGAGCATGCGAGCGGAATCTATCTCGAAGGGCCGCCCGCGGCGCGCGGCGTGCTCGCGGACACGGATGCGAAGATCTTCGAGGAGTATGACTTTGAAGGGTTGCCGACAAAGTAATTGCGTCATCGGATGACCTCCGGGAAATCGTCATGCGTGCGACCGTCGAGCAGCCGGCCGGCGGCGCGCTTGCCGGCGCGGTGGACCATCGCCCAGCCGTCGCCGCTCTCAGCTCCGGCCGGGTAGTCTTCGACGCGGTAGCCGCCCAGTGCGACACGGCCGTCGCGCGCGATCGCCGCTGTCTGGAAGCGGCCCGCGCCGAAATCGCCAGAACCTGGTGCCCATTCGCCGTGCTGCTTGAACAGAAACGGCACGCCGGCGAGCGCGCACTGGTCGCGCAGGTCGGTCGCCCATGCCGGATGCATCGGCCGCGCGCCGTGGCCGCTTTCGCCGCCGACGATGACCCAGTCGATTCGCTGCAGTCCAGCATGTTCGGGGTATGTGGCCGCCATCTCGAGACAGCCGCCACATCGGCACAGCACGTCGCCAGACGCGAGAAGATCGACCGGCCCGAGCAGAGGTTCCATCGATAGGAAGCGCACGCGCGCCGGCACCGCGAGCAGCTTCGGGATGTCGCGGTCGGCCTCGGCCTGGTTGACGATCGTCGCGCCGAGCCAGACGTTATCCGGCAACCGGTCGACGTCGATCCAGCGCAGCATCTCCGCGACATTGCCGATTCGCTTCGTCAGCAGAAGCCAGTCAAGATTCGGCGTGTGCGCGATCAGCGCGAACAGGTCGCGGCGCCACGCCGGATCGACGGCGTTGTCGAACACGTCCGCGAGCGACGCGCAGAACACGCGCTGGCGCCGGCCGTGGATCGCGTAGAACGTGCCGTCGCGATTCCACTGCAGCGGCTTCCGCCAGTTCGCCGGTGACGTGCGGCGCCGCGGCGCGCCGGGTCCCCAGTTGATGGCCGTGCCGCCGCCGAATCGCGCGTTGCGTGTCTCCGCGTAGCAGTGGTCACAGCCCGGGCCGACCTTCTGGCAGCCTTCCCAAGGGTTGAAGGTATGGTCGCACCACTCGATTGTCGTGTTCTCGCTCACGATGCGTTCTCCGCAGGGGCATTGGCCGTCGGTGCCGACGCGCGTGCGCCGCGTCGAGCGGCAACGAATCGCTCGAGCCATTTGACCGCGTCGGTCGGCGAACCGAGCTCACCAGTCACGCGGCGTCGCTTGTTCATCGCGCCGCACTCGCGATAGGTGATCGGGATCGCGCCGGCGGCGATCGCAGCGGCGCGCTTGCTAATGGCGATGTCGAAGTGCTCATCGCGCGTGCCGGCGTGCTGAATCCATTTTGGATTGACACCGATCTCGCGGACCATCGCGAGCAGTTCTTCGGTCGTGTCGGCGATGAGGTGCGACATCTTCATCCGGCCGAACTGGCCGACCGGGTATCTGTACATGTCGTCGACGTAGACGCTCGCGATCCCTCCTGTCGTTGCGCGATGGCGGCATCGATGGCGGCACGCGTCGCCGCTGGGTTTCCCTCGCTATAGATGACGCCAATGTCCCGCAATGCTTTCCCGCTCAGTCGGTGCATCACCCAATCCAGCCGCGCCGCATCTTTCTCCGCCGCCTCAGCCCTACTGCGCCATTCGGATGTCTCCATGGCTTCAGCAGTCGCGCCGCTTTGTAGTTGTTCGTTGTCGAAAAGCAGCTCGTCGCATCTGATTTCTGCTGCTTCTAGGCGGTCGCAAAGGGCAAGGATGGTCTGCGCCCCGATTGCCTCGATGAACGCCTTGACGCCTTCTCCAAACGACAGATCAGGCTGGTTGTCATAGCGCTGGATGCAGGGAGTGATCGCAGGTGCGTCGCCGATGTAGATGCGCCGCCAACTATTGCTGGTCCATACCGAGAAGTCGCCCTGCGGCAACGCCTGCGCCAACTCCCGTAGCTTCTTCACGTCGATCATGCTTTCACTCCGATTCGGTCGAGGTTGCGGATGGCGTACTGGATGTTTTGCCGGCGCCAGCCCGGCATAAGCGGGCGCTCGGATTGGTAACCGTCTTGCCATTCCTCGCCGCAGCCGGCGCACGTCACTGATGGGCCATACCATTCGAAGTATCGGACGAACATGCGGCGCGGGCGCTCGCATGTCGGGCAGAAGTTGACCTGGCAGCATTCCTCGATAGGCTGCGGGGCATGGATATGCACGAAGTTCTCAGCCATTTCCTTCCTCCCTCGATGCGGCAAGCATCTCCTGCATCTTTTCGACCTCGTCGGCGTGTTCGTCGCGCCATTCCTGCCAGCTCGGATCGGTCAGCTTGTGCTCGATCCATTCGCGCACGTCCGGCTTGGCGGTGAAACTATTCCTGCCAAAGTAGCATCGCGAGCACAACTGTTTATAGTCTCGCCGGCCTCCGGCATAGGTGACATGCTGGCCGCAGAAATACAGGCCGCACCCGTGTTCCCCGCCGTACGGCTCACCTCCGCAGACGTACGAAAGACCACGATCGATCTTCGCGTTGCACTGCGGGTGATCGCATATGGCTGGCACGCCATAGCCGATGTCGCGCTTCCAGTTGTCGTCGTATCCGATTGACCAGCCCATTACGATTCCTCCCTCGATGCGGTGGTCGAAGTGGTCAAAAGGCGTTTTGCTGCATCGCGAATTGCGGCACCGATGTCGATGTCTTGGCCGACGTTTTGATACATGCAGCCGTCCCATTGCGCCGCAATGACCTCTATGATCGCGTCCCTGTCGGGAGTGGTGCGGCAGCCGGCCTGGTATCCCCACCACGCGGATTGAACCGCTGGGACACGATAGGTGCCGTCATCGTGCCTCGACAATGCAACCTCGGTAGCCTGAAGAGCCGCCTCCAGTTGCATCTCGGCCTCGAACTGCTTTCGCCACTCCGTCAGCATGTCATCGGTGATCTTCATTTCAGTTCCTTGATGATCGCGAGGATATGGGTCGGCAGGCACGCGCGCCATTGGCGAATCAGCGTTTTCTCGCGGCGAGTGCCATGGTGGCGCAAGCGGTTGATTTTCCGATTAGCCGTTTCCTGTTCGTGCAGCGAGCGATTCAGTTGGGATTTGCTCATGATTGGCCATTGAGGGTGTAGAGGGGCGTCTTGTATGCGCCGTCTCGTCTTTCGTTGATAGAGAAGTCTGCGTTTGCTTTGTGCACAAATGCCTTATCGACGAACGTCTTCCCGCCTTCGACAAGCCATGCTCTCGGCTCCCCGCGCAGCTTCTCCAGCAATCGAGATTCGAGACGCTCATAGAACTTCTGCGGCACATCCAGCCAGTGATGCTCGCCGTTAAGTTCTGACCACAGGGCGTCAACTTCCTCGCGCGACAGAATCGGCTCACTCATACGCGCACCCATCCAGTTGATGTCGACCGGATTTTCCCGGCCTTGCGGAGCGCCTGAAGGCGGAGGCCAACGATGCGCCAGCCTACGGCTTCACCGAAGGTAGCCGGCCGCGATTCCTCGCGCCCGAGACGATCGCTTTCTTGGCGCACATCGCCGGTATTGATTGAGACGAATTTCTTCGGAGTTTGGTCGATCGCTGCGGTGATCAGCGCGTCGAGTTTCTGGTACTTGCTCATTTCTGTTCGCCTCCTTGGGCGTGGGCAGCGTCGACCGGCACGCATCCGCGCTGAAGAAACGCTTCGTACGATGATTCGCCCCATGCCTCTTGTACGTGCGTTGCAGGCCATGCACCGCGCGTTCCTTCCGATACAACGTCGTACCAGCAGGTATAGCCGGGATCGCGGGACGGCCGCGTCTTCATCCAGATATGCTTCGGTACGCCGAGCGGCCAATCGAATCCTTCGGCGCGCACGGCACGCATGAATTCGTGGATGTCGTGGTGACCGCGCGAGATGATGATGTACGTGTCGTCGCCGATGCTTTCCACTTCAAGCGGATAGTTCTTGGTCACGATTGACCTCCTGTGCGGGCGGCGTCGGCTTTCTTACGGATTGCACGCAGGTCCGTCGCGGCGTGCTTCTGCCAGTCGTCTCCATGGTCGAGAACTAGCTTTACGAGCCAGTGCAGGACGTGCGCCTGTTCATCCTCGGCCTTCGCCTTGATCTCGGTACCCGCGGCACGCATTTCATGCGCGATCGGCCCGCACCAGAAATTCGGCCGCCCGAGGACATCGCGCAGTGCGGACGACATTTCATCGGGATAGGTGCGACCGCCCGGCACCTCGCCGCTCGGCTGCTGCGTGGGGGCGAGAAGGGAGCGAAGTGCATCGGCAAGCTTGGCATCGCCGCTGACCGACATGTCGTCCGCAATGAGCAGCAGGTCCATGCGTTGGCGCTCGGTGAGCTTACTGGTCATGGTCGGCTCCGTTCGAAAGCTTGTACGTTCTGTTCCGGCTGTACGTGCATTCGGCCGCTTCGAAGAAATCGATCAGTTCGACTTCCGCATAGACGGGGCACTCGATCACGTATCGATCACCGCGCTGTTCGACAATCCGAGCCTCGGGAACATGTTCCTTCAGGTCGTCCGCAAAACCTGCAGCGTTAGGCGGCTCAGGCTCACCGAGAATCGCCACGTAGCGCTCAAGCATGGTCGGCCCCATTGAGAAGGTCGCGGGCGAATTCCAGATAGGAATCCCCCTCGAAGAACAGGTCAGTGATAGCGTCGTCGCCGTCGACGAATGAAGTAGCGTGCTGCCGCGCTGTAGCGGCAATTTGTTCGTTCGTCAGGCTCGTCACCCTCGCGGTGGGCGGGGCGATAACGATCGGCGAATCGTGATGCCAGAGCATCATGCAGAAGTTCGCCACATCGCGCGGGTCGCCTTTCGCGACGTGCTCGCGCAGCATCCTCGACAGGTCGACAGGGCTGCATGTTTCCCACCCGCCACGGCCCTTGTCGCGGGCCAGCGCGAGCTTGTGCTTCATGACGGCGGCGAACGAGTCCACGGCAACATCGTCGGAGTGCGGCTCGCGCGCCTCTCCCGCATCGGCGGGGGCGCGGCCCGCATAGCAGGGGATCGAGTACGGGCGCACGGACGTCGCACCGGCACCGCCGTCACGCAACATCCCTTGTTTCTGCGCGTGGGTGATAGATCGATCACCTTCGGGAGTCACCCATGCGAGTGGCTCGCGCGCCTCTGCCGGTGCGTCGGCCTGCGCATGCAGAGCGAGAATCGACCGCAGTTGGCCGGCAGTCCCGGGCAGCCCGTCATCGTTTGCCCAGCAAATCGCTTCGTTGAGCGCGTCACGTTGTTCTTCATCCAGTGCGTCGGCTGGCGCTTTCCCGCAGTACCGGCACTGCATTTCGCCGTGACGGCCTTCCGGTGCGTAGCTGCACGATGCGCCGCTGGCCACGCATTCGTCCGGGATAGTGCGCGATGCGTCGGCCTGCGCGGGTTGCGGGGCGGCGTAAAGCGCGCGGACTTCGTAGACGTGGGCGTATTTTTCGCGGGCGGTCTTTGCGCCTTCCTCGCTCACGTTGATCCACACATCGCACTCGGGAAGAATCGGATCGCGCAGCTTCGTTTGCCATTGCGCCACCGCCTCCGCAGCGGGCGATGCTGCCGCGCGAGCTTGCCAGCCTTCCCATGCCATCTGGGTGCCTTCGTGCTGGTATTGCGGCTCGATTACTTCGCTTCCGTCGCACCATGTGTCGGGGCGAAAGCCGTAGTTGAACGTCTCATTGCCCCACGCCTCGAACGCCGCCCGCTCGTCGGCCGGCGCTGGTGCAGCCATAGCGGGGGAGCGGGACAGGCTGACACGCCAAACGTCGATGCCGCCGATCTCGAACGTGACATTCCAGTGGTCGCCGTCCCAGTCGCCGAGCATTGACGCGTATTCATCGCGCATCGCGTCATCGGGGCACGGGCCGCCATAGATCATGCTGAGGACAGCATCCAGTACGTCTGCGCGACGTGCGACGATCTTCGCAACGGGAATGTCGGATTCGCCGTGACTGATCACGATGAAACGCTCGACCGCCCCTTCCGCACCTGTCTCATTGGCAGAGGTGACAGCTGGCGACTCGGCGTAGATCGGTGCATCGTGCATCGTCATCAGCACGGCGCGCTGGTCGCTCGTCGCAGACAGTGCGATTTCATCGCCGCACACGTGGATGCGCGCGATCGGCGCTGCTGCGGGCTGCTCGAGAGGGGATGCGGCGAGAAGGGCCGCGCGGGCGAGAGCGCGGTCCACGTCTTTGATTTCGTCGGGAAGCGCGGAGAATTCCATATCGAACGAAAGGTCGCCTATACCCTTCGCCAGATCTCGGCGCACGTCGTGCATTGCAATCGCGGCAGCTTCGAGCTGCGCGTCCGTCAGCGCATCAGCGCGGCTCTGTTGTTGGTCGTTCATGGTGGTGTCCTCAGGTGGTCAGGCGATCAGCCTTCCATTACGTGCCGTGTGATGCTGACAATTCCGTTCTGCGGTTCTGGACTGGTTGATGCATTGCCGGTATCGTCGCCCGCACTAGGGTTGATTCCCGGCAAGAGATCCGGAATGAAACCCGTTCCTTTCCCCTTCGTCACCCTGAGAAACTCGACCTCTACCTTCGCCGAGTTGATGATGACCTGGGCAACATCGGCGACAACCTTGGCGCGCTCGATGTCCATCGGTTTCCGCTCGTCGTTCAATTGCTGAAGCGTCGAGAACAACTGCGAGCGCAGCTCAGCGATCGTGTTCATGGATCTTCCTCGTCAGTTGAGCTTTCAACCGGATCACCTCCTGCAATTCAGGGGGAAGGTTGGTCACGCTATTCCGCGCCATCTGCTCGGTGCGCGTTTGCAGCTCGAGGTTGTCGAGCAAAACGTTCATCTTGTTGCCGTCCCGGAATCGGAGGATTCGTCCCGCAGGGACCGGCCCGTTCGCTTCTTCCCATACAAGCTTATGGACCTGCTTCCAGTCAGCGACAGCGTTCCCGGTGTCTGTTACCTTACGTAACAGGTATCCTCGTGTGTCCACCCGTTCGGACCCGATCGGTACCCAACGATATGAGCGTCGTCCTGACACGGACTTGGCGATGCCTTTATTCCAAGGCGTATACCCTGGGGTGAATCGACCGTCAGATTTCATCGCTTCCTCTACAGATAAAGCCTCAATGGCGGGTGCTCGGCTCGCATAAGGCAGCGTGCCGAGGGAAGGTTTTCGTGAGATCGCGATCGACGGCTTTGCCGAGCGAGCGGAGCAGGTTCGCGAGCTGGGCGCGGTCCTGATGACTTGCTGTCGCCTGCCGGAGTAGCCCGAAATACGAATTGGCGACTTGCATCAGATCGGTCGGCGGCGTCTCGGCAACGCGCCGGAGTGCTTCATTTCGAGTGCGCTTCCGCGTCTCGCGGCACCATGGCTTGATCACTTGGCCGACGAAGTCGACGCCGCGGTCGATCGGCTGCAGGATGGTTTTGCGCGGATTCAGGCGCACGCCGAGGCGCGCCGGTAGGAATGCCGTCACGTCCGCGAGCATCTCGTTCAGGCGCGTCGGCGAGTCGTGCAGAAAGACGAAGTCGTCGACGTACCGGACGTAATGCCGCGCGCCGAGCACATGCTTCGCGCGCTGGTCGAGTACGTCGAGGTAGACGTTCGCGAAAAACTGGCTCGACAGGTTTCCGATCGGAAGGCCGAGGTGCTCGTCCTGTTCCATCAGGCGCTTGTGCGGCGGTACGAGCTGCATCATCAGCGGATCGCCGCGGTATTCGAAGTCGCCCCGTGGATCGTGCATCAGCACGCGCTCGGTCAGCGCGCGCCAGAAGGGCTCGGAGATCTTCGCGAACAGCAGGTCGAGCAGGATGCGCTTGTCGACGCTGACGAAGAAATTCGCGAGGTCGCACTTCAGGTAGAAAGCACGCCGCGACCAGTTCTGCGTGATCGAGCGCACCTTCGCTTCGAGGCGCTGCGCGGCATACAGCGTGCCACGTCCCTTGATGCAGGCACAGGAGTCGGCGATGAACGATCGCTCGAAGCGCGGGCCGATCTTGTTGTAGAGCAGGTGGTGCACGATGCGATCGCGAAACGCTGCCGCCCATACCTCGCGCGGCTTCGGTCGCGTGATGACGAAGCATGTTGAGCGGCCGGGCGTGTAGCTGCCGTCGGCTAGCTCGTCGTAAAGGCGGCGCAGATTGCGTTCGAGCCGCATCTCGAACGCCAACGCCGCGTTGCTGTTTCGCTTCGTTCGCCGGCAGTCGAGATACGCTTCGACCAACTCGGCGAACGAAAATGGCCCTCGATCTGCGGACGGCGCGGGCGCGCAACTCGTTGTTCTGGTGGTTGTTGTTCTGGTTGCCGTTGTTGAAGGTCTGGTACCACGCCCAGCCGGAAGTATCGTGCTATCTACGTCGCCCGGCCGATTGCTCAGCTGGGAAACTGCGCTGGACCTTTCCGCACGCCGGCGGCCGGTTTCCTCATTGCGCATGGCGGTGGCTTTGTGAGCCAGCGGCACGACCAGATTGATAGATCGCTCAGCCATGAAAGCCTTGACCTCCATGGAGCGGGCGATTGGTTGCGGACTTCCTCCATGCAGTGGCCTGCTTCCCGATGCTCGTCGTTTTCTCGACGGCACCCGCGTAACCGTCGCGGGCGATCAAGCGCTTGTCCATGCTGAGACGAAGCAGCAGCTCGATCACCTGCAGACGCTCGATCAATTCGACGAGGTGCGGCGCTTTGTCCGCCGCGACGTTCGCGCGGAACACCAGCACCATGATCTCGATGCACTCCACGCTGATCTTCTCGCCGATGCTGCGCTTGAAGTCGCGGGGCATGTTCTTGACCAGGTTGGTGACGTCATCTAGCAGCCCGTAGGCCGCTCGATATATCGGGAGTTGGTTGTGCAGGGCCACGGTGGATTAAATTATCAAAAAACTGAAGGGATAAATCTGCGGACGGCGCGGGCGCGCAACTCGTCGCCCTGGTGGCCGTGGCCCTGGCCGCCGCCGTAGAAGCCCTGGCACCACGCCCAGCCGGAATTGGATTCGTGGCGCTCGCCGGACCAGTACCAGGCCGACTCGAATTCACCCTTCAGGTTGGTGAACAGCAGCGACTGCTCGCGGCGCGTCGGCAGCTCGCCGCCGCGCTGCTCGGCCCATTCACGGGCCCGCTCCCATGTCAGATCTTCTGCATCACCGGGCAGCAGGATCAGGTAGTGACTCAGCATGCCATCGTCGTTCAGGATCGGGCCTGCGAACCGCTCACCGGCCGCGAGCGGGATCGTGGTGGCCGCGATGCGATATTCCGTCGCCTGCGACTGCTTCTTGAATTCGTCGATCAGCGCGCCGATGCGCGCGTGATCCGCCTCGATCTGCTTGAGCGTGATCGTCATTGCTTGCTCCGTTGGGAAATGGGTGAAGGGTTAAATCGACAATCTGCGGACGGCGCGGGCGCGCAACTCGCTGACCTGGTGGCTGCCGCCCTGGTCGCCGCCGCCGAAGGTCTGGCCCCACGCCCAGCCGGGGTCATCAGCGACCACTTCGTTTGACCAATACGCGCGCTGTTCGAACAGGTCACGATGCTTCGAGTACGCGACTGCGAGCTCGGCACGGGTCGGCAGGTCGCCGCCAATGCACTTCGCCCAATCGAGCGCTTTCGACCACGTTGCGCGCGTATCGCCGGGCAGCAGGATGGTGTGCGTGACATCGCCGTTCGCGTCGACGAAGCCGCCGAGGTAGACCTCGCCTTCGGCGAGCGGGGGAATCTGGATCTGCATGGTCTCTCCAAAAAGAAACGGGCGCCAAACTGGCCGCCCGTTAAAGGTCGCCGCGCTCGAGTGGAATTGCGCGACGCTGAAGGATCGATAGGGTTAAGTTCGCCGCACGACAGCTGCGTGCTCGAGGCGCTCGGCTTGTTGCTGCAAGACCGCATCGAGGACGAGAAAGAGGATGACGGCGAGAAGGGCGCCGAGCCAGATTTTCACGAGAACCATGGGAACACCCCGGCACGGTAAGCAACACACAGGAACCATACGCAACCGACAGCGCCACCCGAGGCGAACGCTATCGCGCACGCCTTGATGATTCCGGTATGCAGCTCATCGCAAGCGGAGAGGAGGGCGTTATCGTCTGCATGGCGCTGGATGGAGATGGCGCGCATCACAAATCCTCACCGCAAATTCGCACGTGCCGAATGGGTTCGGGCTCGGGCACCGTTGCGAGATAGCCAGACTTCATGAGCGCCGCATCAACCACGGCGCGCATGCCGGATGTCAGAACGGTCTTCGAGGCGACGAGATGAAGCGCGGAAGCGAGGTCATTCGATGCTGCAAACTGCTGCGCGAACTTTGCACCATCGGCATGTGCCGAGCAGTCGGCGACGAGAAATCCGCCGCTACCATCTTCCGCGCGCGCCGTACGTACAAGCCAACCGCATGCCTCGAGCGGTGGCAGGTGATTGATCTGTCCCATGTGATCCCCCGGCGTATATAAATTACCGAATTACTGAATAATCAACCTGCGGACGGCGCGGGCGCGCAACTCGCTGCCCTGGTGGCTGATGCCCTGGCCGCCGCCGCTGAAGGTCTGGCACCACGCCCAGCCGGCATATCCTGGGTCGGTGTCCGGCTCGTTCGACCAATAGGCATTGCGTTCGAACTGATCGCGATGATTGGCCAGAAGCACCAGATGCTCGATACGAGTCGGCAGATCCCCGCCGATCGACTTGGCCCAATTCATCTGGGCCTGCCAGGTCGCGTCGTCGTTGTCACCCGGAAGCAGAATGACGTGGTGCAGCTCGCCGGCCGTGTTGCTGATCCTTCCGATGTAGATCTCGCCTTCGTTGAGTTCAGGCAGTTCGACTTCTTGTTTCATCGCTTGCATTTCTTCTTCCTCCGATGTGGTGTGATTGCCCGCAGGGCGGGCGCGGTTGGTCATGCGGTGATGACGCTGCGGATGTATTCCGGCGATCCTTCGAGCCATAGGCCCGCTTTTGCGCCTTCGTCGATAACGGCCGCTTCGCCATCCTCGTCGAATGCGTCGACGAACAATGCAGCGCATGCGGAACGGGCACGGGCTTCGGTATGGTCGTAACACGACATGAGGACGCCTTTGGTTTGGCCGATCACGGCCACGAGATAGCAGGTTTGCATCGTCGTTCTCCTGTAGCTGGCGGGGTCAGTCTTCCTCGCTGGCATCGATCCAGCCAAGTCGCCAGTCGTTCCACGCAGACGAAAGGGGCGCATAGGGGTTGTCGGCCAACTCTTCAGCCACCGCGTATGCGGCCCGGCCTTGCTGGTACGCGTCGGGTTGCAGATCGTGGGCAAGCAAGTCAGCACCCTCCGCGCACGGACGCGACGCCCGGCGCGATGATGTTCAGCGCGAGGCGTCGAAGTTCCGGTGACGTCGGAAGGTCGCGGCGCAACTCCATAAGATCGCGGGCGGTTTGGCTCATCGTGGTCTCCATTGATTGCTTAGATCAGGTGTTGCGCCTGCGCTCTCGGTGCCACCGGATGTCAAACGCGGCGACGAAAAGCAGCGCTGTCGAGAAAACACCCAGAGCCACGCCGATAAAGAGTGTGGTCATAGATTAGTTATCCAAAACAAAATGGAATCATCTTGATCCTAGGTAGTCTGACTGCGCTCAAGGAATGCCACTGAAGGCCAATGGCATTCGATCAGCGCAGTCGAAACTCTCAAGGGCGCGCACTCGGTGTGCTGCATGCGCTGCATCTCGGTTGGTGGGTGCGGAGAATCCGCCGCCGAGTGCGCGCTCTTCAGAGCTTTGCTTTACGTCCCCGTCCGGCTACACCTGGCTGCGCCAGCTCCGGATCGGGGACGGCGCGAAGAGTTACCGCGCCACTCTTCGCTGGGCGCCGCTTTCGCGGTGGCCGATCATCAGTCAGCCATTTCCCGCGCTTTCTTTCGCCTCCGCGCGGGGCCAGGGGAGGAGCACCAATGTGCCTTGACGCCAAGTACGCAGCTCGCGTCGTTTATCCGTCATCAGGGTTAGAGAGCGATCCGCCGGGGCGGTGGCGCAGCGATCTGGGCTGCGTTGGGTAAACGATAGCAAAAGCTTTCTATAAACGCAAGCAAATGCTATCGAACGAGAGCAAAATTTTTTAGTGTGGAGATTCTGGGATGCGCGCAATGCCCGAGAAAGCAAAAAAGCCCGCGCGTGGCGGGCAGGCTCCGAATTGAATGGGGTTGGTGCCCTCAGGCCTCTATAGCTGACCCGCGGGGCATGATTGCTGCCACCCGGTGAATTGCGGAGATCGATGACATTGGGCGTGTTATCGGAGGAACGCCATTATTGATAGAACCCAGGCACACTTCGCCGTCTCGAATCCAAAGAAGCTCTTTTACGACGGCGCTTCCATCTACGAATCGAACCACGACATCATCGCCCGGGAGGGCCTCGGCATTTGGCTCAACGACGATGAATTCACCGCTCTTGATTCGAGGGCGCATGCTGTCGCCCCGAACTTTGAGGCCGTAAGCCTCTTTGTCGCGCGAGCGTACTTCGGGGAGCAGGGCGCACCCGTGTCCGACCGGGTAGTCATCAATGCTGATATATCCATCCGGCCCACCTTGAACTTCGCCGACCACAGCAACGCCCCTCCCAGGTCTCAGCCTCAATTCTTCGCCGACATTCGATTCTAGCGTTTCCTTGATGCTATGCCCGGAGCTCGGCGCCGAAGCTGAGATTAGGTCGCTACTTTGGCTCGTGCTCTCTTTTTCAGCGGGTGCATAAATGTGCTTGGCGGGTGCTTCATTTGAGGTCGCACCGAAATCGAAGAAGAGGGCCGGGAGGCCCAAATCGGTCTCAAGCCTTCGCGCGGCATTCTCGCCAAACCCTTTCCCCTTCCGATAGTTCTCGTTGAGGAGCTGGCGCAGTCGCGTGGCGTCCTGGTTGTGATTGCGGGCAAAGGCGGCGACGTTGCCGCTCGTCTCTTTGTCCACTAGCTCTTGTAATCGCTTCCGGCGATGGGCGTCCATGTCCATGGCGGCATTAAACCTCAAAACTAGCATTTGCTGTGATAGCAAAAGGTATCGTTTTGGAGAGCATCTGCTTGCCAATATGGAGAGCATTTGCTATCGTTTCTCCATGGATGCCTTTCACACCTATCTCAAAGGACTGACCAAAGATCAGCGCGCCGAACTGGCAGCTCAGGTCGGTACGTCCGTCGCGTATCTCTGGCAGATCGCATACAAGCAGCGTCGATGCAAAGAATCGATGGCTATCGAGCTCGAGAAGGCGACCGCGCGTCGCGTCCGTATGGAGGATCTTCGTCCCGACGTCGACTGGGCGTACGTGCGGAGTTCCGCTCAGTCTATCGCCGAGAGCTCGCTTGATGCTGGGCGGCTTGAATCCTCGGACGACGTCCAACCACCAGCCGGTACGTCGGACCGTAAGGAGGGCGACTGAATGAGCGACGGCGTAGTCGACTACTGCGGTGACGAATACCCGCGCGAAGACTGCTCGATCACCGTGAAGATCGGCCCGAGCTTCGTCATCGAGATGCGCGCGCCAGGCCGTGAATTTCCGATCGAGATTTACGGATGCCGGGATCCGAAAGCCATGCTGCACGTTGTCGAATATCTCGTTTCCGGGCGGCAAGTTCCCAGAGGTTACAACCGGTAATTGTTTGCTTCCGTGACTATCGGAGGTTTGCATAGTGAAAGTTGGTGCTGTAGGCGTTGAAAAAATTTTGCGCTTTAGCCGACTCGTAATTCCAGTGGTAATCCAGTTGTTTTTCTTTATGGAGTCTGAATGCTCTTACAGCCTCACCACCAGCCTGCAAGCGGTGCCCGTGCGGAGCAGGCTGAGTTCGTGCCGCAAGAATCGATCGCGGAGTGCCGTTCTTTCCGTGATGCCGTGTGCCTCGCGTGGGACGCGCGGGCCGAGCGCGGCATGACGCAAAGGACGCTGGCCGAGCGGCTTGAAGTCCCGGCGTCCCACCTTTCCAACATGCTCAACCGGGATCCGGTCGATCGTCACGGGAAGGCGCGCCAGGATTTGCCGGCCCGGCTGATCGCGGACTTTGAGCGGGTCGTCGGCAATCGTGCGGTCTCACAATACCTTGCCCGCATGGCAATGCTGACGTTGATGGAGGAAGTGATTCAGCAGAGGGCGACTATGAAATGACAGAGGAACAGGCGCTTCGGAAGGGCCGACAGGCTACAGAGGATGCCCGGAAACGGGTGGGATTTGACCGAAACGCACTGCTACAGGAGCTGGAACAAGAATCACAAGCGGACAAGGAGTTGATGGATGCTCTGGAAGCCATAGGGCAACTGATTCTCCAGGCACGGCAAGAAACGAAGCAGTAAGGCGCGCCGGCTTCGGCCGGCGCACTGAATCCGATCGAAAGTGCTCGCGCACGAGTTCTTCTGATTCGATTTAGTAGTCCTACGCGGCGAGGCCGCATGGAGATGCCTATGACGGAATTTTTCAGCCCCCACTCAGGCCGACGCGTCGCCGAGACGCAACAGGCGGCCTATCATGCAATAACGGTGAAGGAACTGACGGCCAAGCAGAAGATGGTCGTCGAATGCTTCCATCTGCCTGGCGAAAAACTGACGCGCGAAGACATCGCCGCGCGGACCAACCTCAAATTGTCGAGCGTCTGCGGTCGCGTGCGCGAGCTTCTGGACGCCGGCCGTCTGGAAAAACGCGGATCGCGGAAGTGCGTCGCGACGGGCAAGTCGCAAGAACTGCTCGGCCTGCCGGTCGCCTGACATGGCCCGGTTCCATTGCCGTTGTCGCAATTGCGACCGCCGCAGGGTGCTTCAGGACAAGCCCGGCGTCCTGGAGGACGCAGCTTATCCGACATGCCTATGCGGCGCCCGCGACTGGCGCATCGACAAATGGATGATGGAGCGCAATGCCGGCGCGACGCGCTGCGACTGCGCCGGCTACTGGTTTCCGCATCGTATGGGTTGCTTCTACTGCCAGCACCGTAAGGACCGTAGCGACCGCCTGCCGGGCCATTCCGACTTCTGGACCCGGGACATGACTCAAGACCAACACGACGCCCTGGTGGCGCAATACAGCGCGGAATTGCGCGAACCGATCGCCGCATGAGGCGGCAGCACAGGAGAAAAACGTGGGAAGAAGCTCGAAAGAAGTCTACGGGGCATTGGGGCAAGGAAACGTGCTCGGCATGGATCCGGATGCATTCACGCTCGTGACCGATCCGACCCATCCGCTGTACGACCGCCGCGTGCATCAGGCGCCGGACGAAAAAACGATTCGCAACTATCGGGCGCACGGGGTGTTCACGCCCGTCGTGTTCTTCAAGGACCCGGAAACGGGCGAACTCCTGATCGTCGAGGGTCGCCGTCGAGTCATTAACGCGCGCGAGCTCAATCGCCGTCTGCGGCACGAAGGATACGAGCCGATCACGATCCCCGCGATTCCGAAGCGCGTTCTCGGCGACGGCGTGAAGCCGTTTGTCGGCGTGATGATCAGCGCAAATGAGATCCGCCAGGGCGATTCCCTGGTGAATCGTGCCGAGAAGATGGCGCGCGCGCTCGACGTCGGCCATTCGCTCGACGCCGTGGCGACCATGTTCGGCGTGAACGAGGCGACCGTGACGTCCGCCATGAAGCTGCTCGAATGCTGCATGGCGGTCCGCGATGCGGTCGAGGCCGGGACGATCACCCAAGCCGTCGCGATGAAGCTTGCGAAGCTGTCACCGGACGAGCAACGCGCCAAGCTGACCGCCGTTGAGGCTGCTATCGAAGGGAAGAAGGGCCACGAACGGTCGCGCGCGATGCTTGCGGCGCTCGATGCGGTGCCCGTGAAGCGCGCTAAGCCGACGCGCAAGGACATCGCGGAAGCGCTCAAGACGGCGACTGGCGAGCGTGCCGAAGCGCTCCGATGGGTTCTCGGTCTCGTCGCCGGAGAGCATACGCCCGAAGTCGATCCGCGGCAATCGACGATCGACGATTTAATCACTGCCACGCAACCGGAACAGGCTGCATGAGCGTCAAGGTCATGACTGCAGTTTTCGAGCGCTATCCGGAGGGTGGCGGCGAGATGATTCTCGCGCTCGCCCTAGCAGATCACTCGCACGATGACGGCACGCACATCTATCCCAGCGTCGAGACGCTGGCCAGCAAGACGCGCCAGTCGCCGCGTGCTGTTCAGTATCAACTTCGCCGCATGGAGCAATCCGGCTGGTTGATTCTAGTCAGCGAAGCCAAGGGTGGCCGTGGAAAGTGTCGCGAGTATCGCATTAATCCGGCATGGATAAATGGCGCAGAAATTGCATCCAATTCCGCTGGCTCAAAGGGTGCAAAAAATGCACCCGTTGAAAAGGGTGCAAACGGAGACACAAAGGGTGCAACTGACGACGTAAAGGGTGCAAAACAGAGCGCTAAAGGGTGCAAAGCTTTTGCACCCGAATCATCAGGAACCGTCATAGAACCGTCAGTGAACCGTCAAAGCGCGCGGACTGCGCCGCGAATTGCGTTGCATGGCGAACTGCGAGCGATCGAACTGCCGACATGGTTGCCACTTGACGCTTGGCTCGACTGGTGCGAGCACCGCGAAGCGAAAGCAACCGGCAAGGATGCCATACCCTGGACGCGCCCTGCGGCCCGTGTGTCGCTGAAGAAGCTCGGGAAGATCTACGAACGCGGCCTGAGCGTCGTGGATGCGATCGACGACTCGGTGCTGCGCGGCTGGACGGGCCTCTGGGAAGCGAAGGCCGATGGCAGTGCAGCGAGCGCCGCCGGCGTGGCGGCCGACGGATGGTGGACAGGCGAGGCCGGATGGCGGGAGCAAGGCAAGCGACTCGGAATCGACTCGGCGCGCTTCCAATACTTCGAGCAGTTCAAGGCGAAGGTTTGTAAGACGCTCGGACCTGGCCCGTGGATGGAGTACCTGCTCGCTGCAGTCAGCCGCGAGAGCGAGGAGCGTGGCGAAGCCCTGTACGCCTATCTCAACGATATTCCGCGTGATCAGGTCGCGCAGCCGGCGGCGGCATGACGAAGCGCTCGACGTCATTGCGATTCCCGGAAGGGACGACGAAGGACGGAACTGCGCTTGTGCGTTCCGACGCGCGGCCGGCAATGACGACGGCGCAGCGCTTGATATTCGAATCAACCGGCAATCGGCCGCAGATCGATAGCGGCTTCGACGAGATAGCTGATGGTTTCTATCCGGGTGTTGATGTGGCGCCGCCGGTACCGAAGCCGAAGAAGCAACCGAAGTATCGAAACGTGCGCTGCGCATACGACGGCATCAAATTCGACAGCCGGCGAGAGCGCGATCGGTGGATTGAGCTTATGCGCCAGTTGGCTGCCGGCGAAATCTCGGATCTCGAGCGCCAGGTGGCATTCGTGCTGGCGGATCCGGTCGTGATCGACGGCCGTAAGAGGCCCGCTCTGCGATACGTCGCGGACTTCGTCTACGAGCGCAACGGCGAGACGGTAATCGAGGACGTGAAGGGCAGAGTCACCGAGGGATACCGCATAAAGCGGCATCTAATGGCCGCGCGCGGCCTGAAGATCGTCGAAATCAAGTGATTGGCGGAGGAATCTGATGGAAGGCAAACGGATGTGGCAGAAATGGACGGAGGCGCAAGAGGCCGACCTCCGCCGCGTATGGATCGCAGACGGGCCGTTGAAGCAATACCTGGATCTGTTCGGAGGCAGGAGCTATCACTCCGTCGTATCCCACGGCTTGGCAATGGGGCTCGGCGAGCGTCCGAAGAAAAATGCGCACGCAGCACATCCGAACGAGATGGCGATTTTGCGCGCTCTGACCAATGGTTCGATGGAATCGGTGGAGCTCTCGGCGAAGACCGGCCTCTCTCGCCGGACCGTGATGAAGCACCTTAATGCGCTCCACGCGGAGGGGAAGATCCACATCTCTCGTTGGGAGCGTTTCGAGTCAAGCGGGTACCCGGCGCGCGTTTATGCGCTCGGGCAGCGGAAAGACGCGACGAGGCCTATCGCGCGTACGCCGGGGCAGAAGTGGCGCGACCGGATGGCTGACCTGAAGAAGAATCGGCCGGACGAATACACGCGAGTGATGGCGCGTCGCCGTGCGAATGCGCAGAGGCGCGAGAACCGGCCGATGAAGCGCGACATCGCCGCGGCGGCAATTTTTGGAGTCCCGACATGAGGCTCTATCTCGCTGGCCCAATGAGCGGGTATGCCGATCTCAATTTCCCCGCATTCCGCGCGGAAGCGTCACGCCTTCGGGGCCTCGGCTTCGAGATCGTCAATCCGGCGGAAATCAATCCTAACACCGGTGCGGATTGGCTCGCCTGCATGCGCGCGGACATCAAGCAGCTCGTCGATTGCGACGGGATTGCCCTTCTGCCTGGCTGGGAGCGATCCCGAGGCGCGAATGTCGAGCAGACGCTCGCGCGCGGCCTTGGATTGCGTGTGTACCAGGCGCGGCATTTGGTCGGCCTCGCCGGAGACATGCCAGTGCTTTCGGATGAAGTGCTGTTGGTTCAAGAAGCGGAGGCCGCGTGAAGCGCTCTACGCGGCTGCAGCGCAAAACGCCGCTGAAGTCCGGCGGGTTCTCCCGCAAAAGCTCACCGTTCAAGAATCTCGCGTCGAGTTCGACGCTCAAACGCCGGACGGAGATTAAGAGCCGGATCAAGAGACCGACCGTTGCTGAAGGATCGAAGTATCTCGCGGCCTGCCGCGGCGAGCCCTGCTATTTGCGCGTTCCCGGCGTCTGCCGCCTCAATCCGATGGACGACACCGTCGTGCCTTGCCATGACAACAGCCTCGCCGCAGGCAAGGGAATGGGAATCAAGGCGAGCCACGAACGAACGGTGCCGGGATGCTTCTGGTGTCATGTATGGCTCGATCAGGGAAAGGCTCCGCGCTGGCAGAAATCGAATGTGTTTTTCGTGGCATACAACGAATGGGTGCCGGTCCGAGCGCGAAAGATGGGATTGACGGAGGAAGTGTGCGACTTGTCGTGAAGATGTCTCTTCCGGCGGTGCGCCATTGGCGCTATCTGCGCGAGAACTACGTGACGTTCGAATGTCGCGCCGTGCGATTGCGCGGCCCTATGCGTCGCGGCACGCCGTCGAAACCGGAGACGGCCTGGATATATGCAGACGTGATTGTGCCGGACAAGTACCGTGATCAAGCTGCGCCGCACGCATGGAATCCGGATGGCACATATCCGGTAGAGGTGCCGGTGAACTGGAACGCGAAGACGCTGGCGCCATTTCTGGCGAGCGGCGATTTCGAATGGAACGTCGGAGGTGATGAATGAGCGAAGTGGCATGCATCGAACTCTCGTCGGTGCCCGAGCCGCTGAAGGCGATTGCGGCTAGTCGGATCGACGCGGTATCGGGGGATCGTCTGGTTTCGTTTCCGGAATGCCCGATTGTCGGGCGTGAAGTCGACAACGGGGAAATCGAATTTTCATTTCCACGCGGCGTCGCTCTGCGCGAGTCGCTTATCGACTGGATGCTGTATTGGGGCATCCCATTCCGGGTGATGCCGTGATGGCTGCTCTCCAACGACCGAAGGGCGGCCCGCTGGCGAAACTTGCGGGACTATGGGCCAACGAGCCGGCGTTCGTCGACTGGATGCGAGCAACCGGCCAGCCGGCCAATACGCCGAACGATGCAGCCGAGTTCATTCGTGCGCGCTGCTGCGTCGAGAGCCGAGCATTCCTCGATCACGATCTCGGCGCGAAAGCCCGTTTTGAGCGGTATATCCGCGGCCCATATTCAAGGTATCGAGCCGCGGCGGGGACGAAGTGAGGCGCGGCGACTTCCGAGATCCGGCCATCGTGCTCGAGCAAAAGCAGGCCCGGACGTGCCTTGGTTGCCGCGAACTCGAGCGACATTGCTGGATGCGGACGACGAAATACGTTTGCTTACTGGGCGTCCAGAAAGCCGCACTGGACGTCTACGAAATGCGGCGGTGTAAAAAATACGACGACAGGATGAACATGACGCCCGATCAGAGCCAACAAATCGAAGAACTCTTGCTGACCTGGTATCAATGGCAGATCCGGCAATCGCATGCCGAGCAGCTGTCGCATTACTACCGCCCTGAGGATCGAACCTGCCGGGGCTACGAAGCGCCGATGAGCGATGATGAGCTCGATGAGCAGGCGGAGCAATGGGTCGAAGATCAGAAGGCCGAGCAGGTGCAGCTCTGTGTAGATATGTTGCCGGTCGAGCAGCGCGCGGCGATCTCCGTCAGCATGCGCAACAAGGAATGCGGTCGTGACGTCTGGAGCAGCATTCGGGCTGGGGCTCAGCACGCGACATACCAGGCGGCGAAGGATGCGCTTCTGCCGATGCTCCTCTCGAAGCATCTGATCAAGATCGGGGAGGCGGCATGAAGCTCTGCATCAATTGTCAATACTACGGCCGGAACGCGCGGCCACCTGTGCCCAAAGGTAAGGATGTGCCTATCGCGATTCCCCAGCCGGGCATGGCGCTCTGCCTTCATCCGAGCACGATGGATCGAACGAGCCTCATCACGGGGCAGTCTGTCAGATATACTGATCGAGCGGGCGTCGGACATGAGCGTTACATGTCGCACATCTTCGCCGTCATATTCGACCGGTGCGGCCCGAAAGGGCGGCATTTCGTCGAATTGAAGGGAATACCGGAAGACAAGGATGAAAGTATCTGAACTTGATGGCCCGCTGCTCGATTTCTGGGTGGCGCAGGCGGAAGGCAATCTCACCCATGATTCGACATCACCAGCCAACGCAGTTGTCGAACATTACGGGATTGGTGGAGAGGTCGAGGGCCGTTCGCCGCTCTCAAGCTGGGCACCATCGACCGAATGGGATTCCGGCGGCCCGATCATCGAGCGTGCGAAAATCGATCTGCACGCCCCCCCGAACATTGATGCACCGGATGAGTGGTGCGATTGGGCTGCTTCTGTGAATAATCCGGGGGTCTCCTATGCAATGCAATACTTTGGCGAGACACCTTTGATCGCTGCCATGCGTGCCTATGTGGCATCAAGGTTTGGGGATGAAGTGCCGGAGTGAAGCCGGCACTTCGGGGTAAACAACTCGTTTGCGCGTTACCTATGCGCGGGGGAGTGTGTTTTTCAACCAGTCAGAAGCGGTGTCGCTGAAAATTCCCGTCCAAGCGGCTTCGCCTTGCACTCGCATGACGAGTAGTCTGTCGTCATTGTGAATATGCTGCTTCAGATTGTCCCGAATCTGGCTACTCGACTGAGCGGTCTCAATCAACCACGTTGAGTCTAGGTTTCCCCAGTACGTCTTATAGGCCTTGATGGCTGCGATCAGGTTTTCATAGCTTTGGAACTGCTTTCGGGTAAGGTCGTACCCGATGAAATAAACGGCCATATTGGTCTCCGCGGAATGTTGGGAATTGCAGCGGCCCACGCTTGCCCCGCCGTGCTTCCGCTGCAAAACGATTGTAGGGTTTGCGCTACCCAAAAAAAGGGTTGTAAACCCGGAAAAAGCGGCGTATAGTTCTTTCCCGGGAAGATGCGTCCTAAATAAGCTCGCTGTTCGAAAGGTCAGCGGGCTTTTTGCATTGGCGCTCTGTCCTCGTTGAGTCTCCTCGCGTCGAGCAATCGACTTTCTGCCCGGTCTTCCGGGCATTTTTATTTCTGGTGCTGAGATGGCGCGTTCTCCGAAGAAGGCAGAGGTGTGCGCGCCGCAGATCAGTATTGACGAACTGCTCGCGGAATTGGCGCTTGTGCGTTCGCCCCTCTGGCTGAACGGCAAGCGCAAGGTGGCTGCGATCATCGCGGATGCGACTGTCGATCCTGCTCTTCTGCCGGAAAACGCCATCGCACTCGTGAGTGTGACCGCTTTCGCGCCCGGCGTCCCGTCTCGAATGATGGTCGATGTGCCGCTCTATGTTGCTGATCCTGGACCCGATATATTGCCGGCCGCGTGGCTGAAACGGCTGATTGCCTGAAATGCTCAAACTGGACGTCCGAGCCGATGTAAAGGGCGTGACGGCAAGCCTGACGCGCTACTTTGGCGAGCAACAGAAAGCCGTTGTGCGAGCATTGAACAAGACGGCGATGCAGGCCCGAACGGCCGCCGCCCAGGAAGTGCGCTCGGCTGGCTACAACATTAAGTCGAGCGCGATCAAAAGCTCGTTCATGGTCCAGAAAGCGTCGCGTGGCAATCTGGTTGCTGTGCTGAAATCAACCGGGCGCCCAGTTGCGCTGATCAATTACAGCGCGCGACAAGGCAAGGGCGGCGTAAGCGTGCAAGTAAAGGCTGGTCGAACCGCTCTGCGTCACGCGTTCATCGCAACGATGCGGAACGGCCACAAAGGCGTTTTCGAGCGCACAGGCAAGACGCACAAGAAGGTCATGCGCAACGGCAAGGTCGTCCGCACGGGCTTGCCGATCAAAGAATTGTTTGGCCCATCGATCCCGCAATCGCTCGCGAATGACGCAGTGCAGAAGGCGCTGATGAAGAAGATTCGTGAGAAGTTCCCGCAAATCCTGAAGCACGAACTCGCGTTCATCGCGTCGAAGCGCTAACCCGCGCGGACCGGGGCAGGTGCGCCGCGTGCGCCATTCTGGTGAAAAGCATGCTTTTGACTTTCAGGGTCCTTCCGGGAGCATTTGCTCCGGGCGGAAGCGAAGACTCGCGAATTTCGACCAGCTACGAGTTTCGAAATTTGGGTAACAGGTAACAGATCGTGCGATGAATCAGAGCGAGTTCGCGGCACTCCACGGAGTCAGTCGGAAGACGGTCACAAAGTGGAAGGAGCGCGGCTGGCTTGTGTTTGACGGCGATGACGTCAATGTCGACGCGTCCAACAAATTGCTCAAACGGTACCGCCGAGACGGCGTGCCGGATGTTACCCAAAGTGTTACCCAACCCCCGAAGGGTAACAAACGCAAATCTGTTACCCAGGCAGCGAAAGAGGTAACACTCGAAGCCGGCGAGAGCGCCGGAGAGGCTGCAAATCGGATTCTGTCTAGCGGCGTCGAGCTGTTGGATTTCGGCGAAGCGCGCTGTCTGAAAGAGAACTATCTCGGGCTGATGGCGCAGCTCGAATACGAACGCAAGTCCGGGTCGCTCGTCGAGCTGGATACCGCAACAGCGATCCTCTTCGAGGAGTTTCGGGCGCAGCGCGATGCGTGGCTTAACTGGCCGACAAGGGTAGGTCCGATCTTGGCAACCGAACTAGGCGTCGAGGCCGACCGAGTTGTCGAGACCCTAACCGCGCATGTCCACAAGCAAATTGCTCAGCTCGGCGAACCGGAAGCCAATTTCTCGGAACGAGAAGGCTGATCGGCTCCGCGCGTCGGTGCGCCGTGCATGGACGCCCCCTCCGCGCATCAGCGTTCCAGAATGGGCGGACAGGTATCGCAAACTCGCGAAGGAAGCGGGCAGCACCTCGGGGAACTGGGAAACGGCCACGGTTGAGGTGGCGCGCGGGCCGATGCTCGCCGTTACGGAGCCTGGCGTCCACATCGTTACGACGATGGTGAGCACGCAGTTGCTGAAGACGGCCCTCCTGGAGAACGTCTTCGGATACTTCGCACATCTGGACCCATGTCCGATCCTTCTGCTGCAACCGAAAGAGGATGCGGCCGAGCAATTCAGCAAAGAGCGGATCAGCCCGCTGATCCGTGTAACGCCGGTGCTGCGCGAGCTCGTTGGCACGAGCAAGACGCGCAACGCGGACGAGACGCTGCTGTTTAAGGCGTTCCCGGGCGGATTTCTTGCGCTGGCTGGCGCGGGTAGCCCCGACAACCTCGCCCGCCGGCCGGTGCGGGTCATTCTCGCCGATGAGGTCGACAAGTACCCGGTGACGCGCGAAGGTGAGCCGATCGCGCTTGCCGAGGAGCGGACCGCAACGTTCGGCGTCAACTGGCTGTCGATTCGCGCATGCTCGCCGACGGTCGAGGACGAAAGTCGAATCGAGGCCAGTTACAAGGAATCGGATCAGCGTCGAGCGTCCATCGAATGTCCGCACTGCGGGCACCGGATGTTCCCGGACTTCTTCAAGCACGTTGACTGGGACAAGCGGCGAGACGACAGTGGCAACGTCGTCGAGCACTTTCCTAAGACGGCCCGTATCTCCTGCGAATCGTGCGGGCAGATCTGGTCAGAGGGCGATCGCCTCCGCGCGCTGCAAACGGCACGCTGGCATCAGACGCGGCCGTTCGAGTGCTGCGGTGCTCGGCATGTCCCGCTTGATGACTACGAGCGTGCATGGCGCGGCCCCGAGGATTCACGCGAGGCCACGTCTACCGCAGCGATCGAGTCAGTATGGGACTGGTGGGAAAGTGACCGCCATGCGGTATATCGCGCCAAATGCCCAGAGTGCGGCGAGTGGAAGGTTGACAACGAGCACGCCGGTTTCCAAGCGAGCAAGCTGTATAGCCCGTGGCAGAAGGACAAGCCGTCCGACATCGCTGCGAAATGGCTGAAGGCCGAGGGCGACGAAGAGAAGAAGCAGACCTGGTGGAACACTCAGGCCGGCATGCCATATCGCCCGAACTCGGGCAAGGCACTCCGACTCGAGGCGCTCGTCGCGCGCGGTGAGCGCTGGGCTGCGGAAGTGCCGGACGGCGTCGCCGTGATCACTGTCGGCGTCGACACGCAGGACTATCGCTTCGAAATCGAGGTCGTTGGCTGGGGGCGTAACGAGGAAAGCTGGTCGATCGCCTACGAGGTGATCGAGGGCGACATGGAAACGCCTGATCCGTGGGAACGGCTCGATGCATTGCTGAACCGTATCTGGCATCGCGCGGACGGTCGGCCGTTCGAGGCGATGGCCGTCTGCATCGACTCGGGCGGCCACCACACGCAAAAGGTCTACGACTTCTCGAAAGCGCGTCTCGGCCGCAAGGTCTGGGCGATCAAGGGTGAGTCGGCGGTCAGTGGGAAGCGCAATCCGGTGTGGCCGGTGAAGCGTCCGACGCGAAAAACGAAGGCGTCGTTCCGGCCCGTGATCATCGGCGTGAACGCGGCGAAGGACACAATCAGGAACCGTCTTCACGTCGAAGAGGCGGGCGCGGGCTTCATGCACTTCCCGAGCGATCGCGACATCGGCTACTTCGAGCAGCTGACGTCGGAGCGATCCGTCGTGAAGGTCTCTGGCGGCCAGAAGTATCGGGTATGGGAATTGCCGTCCGGGCGCGCGAATGAGGCATTGGACTGCCGCGTCTATGCGTATGCCGCGCTCTGCGGGCTGACCCATCTGGGGCTCAAGCTAAACAAACGAGCGGACCTCGCGGCAATGCCGCTCGACTATGTCGCCACGCAGGAATCGCATGCGCCCGCGCCGGCAGCACCGGTCGCGGCGGCGCAGGCGATGGAAGTCAAACCCGTCAGGAAGAAGTTGACGAACAGACTCGCATAGGAAAGCAATGGCTATCACGGATGGAATGAGCACTGCGGATATGCAGTCGAGATTGGCCGCTCTGCAGGCGGCTCTCTTCGACCTGTCCGCAGGGCAGAAGATCGTGACGGCCACCTATAACCAGGGCGACGGCACGAAGTCGGTCACGTACCAGACGACCGACATCATGCAGATTCAACGCAGCATCCTGATGCTGCAGAAGGCACTCGGAATCACCTGTCACTATCCACGCGCACGCAGGGTCTTGTTTTAATGGCACTCATCGTCGACTCCTCGGGTAAGCCCTTCGCGGATTTGCCCACCGGCGGTCGTGCGCGCGCGGATTCCGCTCCTTCTCCCGGCGTCATGCTGCCACCGTATTCGAGCCTGTACCCATACGAGGCCTCGAACGTCCAGACGACGGAAATGGGCGATTGGCTGCCCTATATCCGTTCTCCGGATTCCGAGATCAATCAGTTCCGCGATCGCATGGTCGCGCGTTCGCGAGATCTCGCACGGAATGATGGCTGGGCGAACGGTGGCATTACCCGCATTCTGGACAATACCGTCGGCGCGCATCTGCGCTTATCGGCGAATCCGGATTGGCGCGCGCTCGCGCGCTTCAGCAAGAAGTTCGATGCGACATGGGCCAACGAGATGCGCCAGGCGATTGAGTCGCTCTGGCGTGGCTACTCCGAGGATCTCGGTCGTTACAACGACGTGTCGCGGCAGCTGACCGTTTCGCAGCAGATGCGGCTCGCGCTGCGCCACAAGCTGATCGACGGCGAAGCGCTCTTCGTGTCGTATTGGAAGCCAGAGCGCGTCGGCCGCGGGGGCGCACAGTTTGCGACAGCGTTTCAGGTGGTCGACCCCGACAGACTGTCGAATCCGTACCTCGCGGTCGATACCAAGTATATGCGTGGCGGCGTCGAGATCGACGATGATGGCGTGCCGATTGCATATCACATCCGAAAGGCGCAGCCATACGACACGTATAACACCGTCGAATCGATGGAGTGGGAGCGCGTCGAGCGTGAAGACGAGGATGGGTGGCGTCGCGTCATCCATGATTACGAGCGCGATCGGGCTGGCCAGCATCGAGGCATCGGCATCTTCACGCCGGTGCTTTCGCACGCCAAGATGCTCGCCCGTTACTACGGCGTCGAACTTCAGGCCGCCACCGTCGCGACGATCTTTGGGACGTATGTCACGAGCCCGTATGATCCAGCGATGATCGAGGCTGCAATGGACAGCGATGGCGGCGATCTCGGTTTCTACCAGGATCTCCGCGCAGACTGGTCCAAAGAGCGGCCCGCGATGCTCAACAACGTTCGCGTTCCGACGTTGGCGCCCGGCGAAGAAATTAAGCAGGTTGCGGCGGCGCATCCGCACAGCGGATTTCAAGAATTTGCTCATGAAATGCTGCGTTCGATCGCGGCGGCACTGGGCGTATCCGCGGAGCAGATCACGCAGGACTGGAGCAAGACCAACTACTCGAGCGCACGTGCGGCTCTGCTCGAAAGTTGGAAGACGCTCAGTCGGCGCAGTGCTGAGTTCAAGATGGGCTCAGCTACCCCTGTATATGCGACGTGGCTGCAAGAGGCCATTGAGCGCGGTGATCTCGATGATGTTCTGCCGAACGATGCCCCGGATTTCATCGAGGCGCCGACGGCATATTCCCGATGTGACTGGCTGGGTGTCGCGCGCGGCTGGGTCGATCCTGTCAAGGAAAAGCAGGGTGCCGTGCTCGGCATGGATGCTGGTCTGTCCACGCTCAAGCGCGAATGCGCTGAACAAGGCCTCGACTGGGAGGAAGTGCTGGCGCAGCGTGCAATCGAGCTGGACGCGTTCAAACGGGCCGGCATGAAGCCACCGAGCTGGGCCGGAGTCGAGCCGGCCGCCGAGGCTGCATCCCCTGAAGAGGAACCGAAACCTCAATGAACAATCTCCCGTTTCTCGCGCAAAGGCTGTTCAATACGCCGCTCGCCATCACGCCTGCGAAAGCAGAGATGGTGATGGCGGCGCTCGCCGATCGCTTCGGAATCACGAAGCTGTTCCGGGCGAGCGGCGAATCATTCGCGATGAGTGAATTCGGATTCGAAGAGGACGAAGCTGAACCCGACTACCGCTATTACGACGTCGTCGCAGGCGTGGCGATCATTCCGATCACCGGCACGCTAGTCCAGAAGTCGGGCTATATGCGGCCGACGTGCGGGATGACAGGCTACGACGGTATTCGGGCGAACTTGAGCACGGCGCTCGAGGATCCGACCGTCCGCGCCATCATGCTGGACATCGACAGCGGTGGCGGCGAAGTGGCCGGCTGCTTCGATCTCGTCGATGCGATCTACAACGCGCGCGGCACGAAGCCGATCTGGGCAGTGCTTTCGGAAAGCGCCTACTCGGCGGCGTACGCGATCGCGAGCGCGGCCGACAGGATTACCGTGCCTCGTACCGGGGGCACCGGATCGGTCGGCGTGATCTGCGCGCATGTGGACTTCTCGAAGGCGCTTGCCAAGGATGGGGTCACGGTCACGATGATCCACTACGGCGATCGCAAGGCAGACGGGAACGAGTTCAATCCGCTTTCCGACGAAGCGCTCGGACGCTTCCAGGCAGATGTGAATGCGATGGGCGAGCTGTTCGTGAAAACAGTCGCTCGTAATCGAAAGCTGTCTGCGGCCACCGTGCGTGGCACGCAGGCCGGCACGTTTCTCGGCGCCGACGGTGTCGAGATCGGTTTCGCCGACGCCGTGATGGCGCCGGACGAAGCGTTCCGCTCCCTGCTCGCTGAGCTGGGCTGACATTTCCCAAACCCCAAAAGGTTCATATATGAGCATTCGCACCCTTGCGGCGCGCGGGCTGTCGTTCGCCCATCTGGCCGGTCTGTCGTCCCGCGCGGCTCGCGCAGAAACCGACGATGACGAGCGCAAGCAGCGCGAAGGCGAGTCGGATGATGACTACGCCAAGCGCATGGAAGAGAAGGACAAGGAAGAAGAGAAGGCGCGCAAGGCCGAAGAGGAGCGCGAGAAGGAGGAGGCCAAAAAGGCCGAGGAAGAGCGCAAAAAGGAAGAAGAGGCGCGCGCCCGTGGCGAGGACGACCAGGACAGCGACCTCGAAGCCGATGACGATGACGAAGAAATGCAAGGCAAGAGCGCTTCCGCTCGCGCCCGTAAGCGCGAGCGTGCACGTTGCGCAGCCATCTTTGCGTCGCCCGCTGCCGCTCGCAATCCGGTGCTCGCAGCGAACCTGGCATTCAAGACGCGCATGAAGCGAAGCGAGGCAATCGCAACGCTCGAGGCGACGCCGGCGCCGGCTTCGGCGGCTCACGTCAATCGTGCCGCGCGTAACCCCAATCTCGGTGCCGACGGCGGCCCGAAGCCGTCTCAGCAGCAGGCTTTGGCAGCGCGCTGGGACAAGAACTTGCAAGCCGCAAACCCGGGCCGCCGCCGCTGATCTGCGTCGCCGATCTACAACTCTTCCTCAAAGGAACTGAAACATGGGTAACCCCACTTACACGCCGCTCCAGGAGAACTGGCACAACGGCGGATTCCTCGTCTCGTTGGCAAACGGCCATCAGTCGATCGATCAGGGCATCCTGACTGGCGGCCTCAAGGTTCTCGCCGGCACCGTGCTGGGTTTGATCACTTCGGCTCTGACGGCCGCGGCTGCTGCAATCGGCACGAACACCGGAAATGGTACGGTCGGTGCCGTCACGACGCAGGCCGCGCCGGAGACGATGATCGGCGTATACAACGTCCTGATGACCAGTGCGACGGCATTCACAGTCACGGCGCCGGACGGCCAGACGGCTGCCGGTGCGGCCGGTACGCCGTTCAGTGGCCTCGGCATCGGCTTCACGATTACGGCGGGCGGTACGCCGTTTGCCGCGAACGATTCGTTCACGCTCACCACGACGAACGCGCCTGGCAATCCGAATATCGCGTCGGCCGCTGGCGCCAGCAACGTCGGCAACGGCACGATCGGTTCGCTGAGCGTCGCGGGTTACGCCGCGAAAGTCGGTGTGTATACGGTCGAATTCGACGATGCAACACATTTCGTCGTCTCGGATCCGACCGGCGCGGAAGTCGGCCATGGCACGACTGGTGTTGCGTTCAAGGCCGGCGGCCTGTCGTTCACGATCACGGCCGGCGGCACGGCGTTCGCTCCGGCCGACAGTTTCGCGATCACCGTCGCACCCGGCTCGGGCAAATACAAGCCGTTCGACCCCGCCAATGTGGACGGGTCGCAGGTCCCGGCCGGCATCCTCTTCGCGACGAAGGACGTCACGACCGCGGACAAGCCGTGCGCAGTCGTCGTCCGGCTGTGTGAAGTGAATGCATCGGAGCTCGTCTGGCCTGCGGGCATGAGTGCCGCCGCTATCGCTGCAGCTCAAGCGCAGTTGAAGGCGCTGGGAATCGTCCCGCGCTGATACGCAGCTAAGCCGACACGCAAGCCGCCTCCGGGTGGCATTTTCATTTCCGCAATTCCGAGGCCGCCAGCAAGGCGGCTTTTCTTTTTTCCCGAAAGGAACAAGCCATGGCTGGCGAAATCATTGACATTTTCAACGGTGACGCATTCAGCGCACTGGCCCTGACGCAGGGCGTACAGCGCAACCCGTATCAACCGGGTGCGCTGGGTCAACTGGACATCTTCGATGAGAATCCTATCCGCACGACGGCCGTTTCGGTCGAAGAGCGAACCGGCACGCTGAAGCTCATCGGGTTCAGTGAGCGCGGTACCGAAGGCACGCAGCGCACGACCGAACGCCGCAAGATGCGCTACTTCGACGTGCCGCGCCTGATGCACGACGATACGATCCACACGTACGAAATCCAGAACATCCGTGAGTTTCCGGAAGGCCCGACCGGCCAGATCATCACCGTGCCGATGCAACTCGAGCGGGAAGTCGCGCGACGGCTCGCGGGCCCGACGGGTCTCTTGGCGAGCGTTGAATACACGAAGGAATATCTGCGCCTCGCAGCGGTGCAGGGCCTCGTGCTGAACCCCGCCGATGGCAGCATTCTGTACAACTGGTTCGACGAGTTCCAGATCACGCAGGCGACGGAAGTCGGCTTCAATCTGAGCGCGGGGACGGCGAACAGTCTCCGGCCGCTCATCAACGGCATCAAGCGCAACATGGCCCGCAAGGCGCAGGGCGCGTTCACGAACCAGACGCGGATCATGGCGCTTTGCGGCGACGTGTTCTACGACCAATTCTCGAACCATCCGGACGTGATCCGCACGTTCCTTAACTGGGAAGGGGCGCGCGACATCCGCGACGACGCATTCGGCGACGCGTTCGCATCGTTCGAGTTCGACGGCATCACGTGGGTGAACTACCGCGGTTCGGATGACAACGTCAGCGTCAAGATCCCGGACGACAAGGTCAAGTTCTTCCCGGTGAATGCTCCGGGCATCTTCCAGGAAGTGTTGGCTCCGGGCGAATCGGCTGAATTCATCAACCAGCCGGGCGCGCCGGTCTATGTCCTGCCGATCATCGATCGGGACCGCCGCATGTGGTGGAAGATGGAGGTCTACTCCTACCCGCTGTACCTCTGCACGCGTCCGGAAGTGCTTCAGAGTGGCCGCGCGGAGGCGTAAATGCCCATCAACTGGAATGCCGAGGTCATCGGACCGTTGATGTGTGTCTTCGGCGAGCCGGTCACATACCGTCCATTCACCGGCGGATCGTTATCGATCACCGGCGTGTTCGACAACGCATACCTCAAGGAAGTGATGTTCGAGGATGCATCGTCAGGCGTAACGGAAGTGTCAGCCGTCCTCGGCGTCCAGTTGTCTCAGTTTCCCGCGATTCCTGTTCAAAACGACATGCTTTCAGTGGCGAGCGTCAATACGACATTCGTTGTCCGGGAGGTGCGTCTGGATAGCCGTGGTGGCGCAAAGCTGCTTCTCAGCAAGGTGAGTTCGCCGTGACCACGTCTGCAGATCTTCGCGAGCTATTTGTGACTGCACTCAAGGGGGCGACGGATGCCGGGCAGGCTGTTTTTTCGCCGTTTGATTGGCCGACGGCGGGCGACGCATATCCAGCGATCCTTGTGCATGCGAGGCGCGAGCGGAAGGAGTCGCTTGGTCCGAATGTCCCGGAGTTTAACGTCTTCACGACCGTCGACATCACGGCGCGTACGAAGTCGCCGGCGCGCGTCGGTGATCTCGGCGCGGCTGACGCGCTGATGGCAGCCGAGCGGCTGAAGGCTCAGATCGAGGTCGCGCTGATCAACAACCCGGCCATCTGGGCAGATCCGAATGGCGGGCAGCGGATCGAGCAGTTCACCTCGGTCGAATCGGACCTGATGTCGAACTCGGAAGGCTCAATGCCGATGGCCGAACTCTCGATGCAGATCGAAGTGAAGTTCTATCAGGGCCCGGAAGACTTCTACCCGATCCCTCTGACGCCTCTCACGGAAATGACTCTCGCGGTTGAAGAGCCGGACGGCACGGTACAGCCCGGCTTCGAGATCGCACTCCCCCAATAGGAGCGCCTCATGCGCATCAAACCTGCACCGGGCCTGTCCGTACGGGATCCGGTGACGAAGCTATTGCTTCCCGCCGATGGCATTGAGGTGCCCGACGGTGACATTTTCTGGACCCGTTGCCTGAATGATGGCGACGTTGTTCTCGCTGATGAACCCGCGTCGCCGACGCCCGCCCGGAGCAAGTGACCGTGACGATCCCATTCAAACAGATTCCCCAGAACCTCCGGGTGCCGCTGTTCTATGCAGAGCTTGACAACTCGCATGCGAACACGGCGCAGGCCAATCAGCGCGCGCTGATCATCGGTCAGATCACGTCATCGGGCATCGCGACACCTAATGTCCCGATCATCTCGTCTGGCGCGACGGATGCCGCGGTGCAGGGCGGTGCAAGCTCGATGCTCGCGCTGATGACCGCCGCGTACAAGGCGAACGATTCGTTCGGCGAGGTCTGGTATCTGCCGCTTGCGGATGCGGCCGGCTCGACTGCGGCGACGGGGTCGATCGCGTTCACCGCGGCGCCGACGGCGAACGGTACGCTCTCCCTGTACATCGCCGGGCAGCTTGTTTCGGTCCCGGTGACGTCCACGCAGACGACGGCCCAGATCGCAACGGCCGTCGCCGCGGCGATCAACGCGATCGCGGGTATGCCGGTCACGGCGGTTGCATCGACCAGCACCGTCACGCTGACAGCCGACAACAAGGGGCTGTGCGGCAACGACATCGACATCCGCGTCAACTACCAGGGCACGGCCAGCGGCGAAGCGACGCCGACGGGCCTGACGTTCACGATCACCGCGATGTCCGGTGGCGCGACGAATCCGACGCTCACGACGGCGCTCGGTAATTTGCTCGACATGCCGTTCGACTTCATCGTGTGCCCGTACACCGACACGACATCGCTCGACGCGCTGAAGGCGTTCCTCAACGACACGACGGGTCGTTGGAGCTGGCAGCAACAGGTCTATGGCCACGTGTTCACGGCGTATCGCGGCACGTTCGCATCGCAGACGACGCTGGGCCTCGCGCGGAACAATCAGCACGAAACCATCATGGGTTTCAATGATTCGCCGACGCCGAACTGGCAGTGGGCGGCAGGCTTGGCCGGCGCTGCTGCTGTCTCGCTGCGCGCGGACCCTGCGACGCCGCTGCAAACGGTAGTGATTCAGGGCGTGCTGGCGCCGCCGCTGCAATCGCGCTTCAACCTGTCGCAGCGCAATACGCTGCTGTACGACGGTATCTCGACGTTCACCGTCGCACAGGACGGCACGGTGGCGATCGAAAACCTGATCACGACGTACCAGACGAACAGCTTCGGGCAGCCCGACAACTCGTATCTGGAAGTCGAGACGTTGTTCACGCTCGCGTTCCTGTTGCGTGACTATGCGTCGATGGTCACGAGCCAATTTGCGCGAATGAAGCTCGCAGCCGACGGCACACGCTTCGCGCCGGGCTCGAACATCGTGACGCCAAGCATCATCAAGGCGGCCATCATCGCGAAGTTCCAGGAGCAGGAATACAACGGCTACGTGCAGAACAGCAAGGCGTTCGCGCAGGCGCTGATCGTGCAGCAAAATGCCAGCAACCCGAATCGCATTGACGTTCTGTGGCCGGGTACGTTGATCGACCAGTTGCGCATATTCGCGCTGCTCGGCCAGTTCCGTCTGAGCTAAGTCAAAACCGCACCGCTGAGAGCCGCCTTCGGGCGGCTTTCGCATTTCTGGAGAGCCCACGATGGCAAACCCCAACCGCCTCGCCGGCACCGCGACTCTCACGGTGGACGGGCAGAACTACCTTCTGGTCGGCGACTTTGAATACAACCCGTCGACCGTGACGCGCGAATCGCTGGTCGGCATGGATGATGTGCACGGCTTCAGCGAGAAGAAGCGGGTCGGCTCTATTTCCGGCACGCTGCGCGACACCGGCGGCCTGACAGTTGCCGATCTGAACGCGATGGACAACTCGACTGTCGTTGCGCAGCTCGCGAACGGCAAGACAATCATCGGCCGAAACATGTGGACCGTCGAAGACCAGACCGTCAAATCCACGGATGCAACCGTGGAAGTGAAGTGGGAAGGCCCGGCAGTCTCGGAGACCACGAGCTAAGTTATGAGCCAACCTGAAGAAAAAACCATCAAGCTTCGCAAGCCGGTCAAGCTCGGCTCGGGCGAAACCGAAATCGTGTACGACTCGCTGAATTTGCGCGAGCCGACCGCCGGAGAGCTCGACAAAGCGATGTCGGCTTCGTCGAACATCGGCATCGGCATCATGCTGATCCACCTGATCTCGGGCGTGCCGAAAGCTGCCGTCGAGAAGTTATCGCAACGTGACTTCACGGAGGCAAACGAGTATCTCGGGGGTTTTACCGACGATGGACCGACGGCTGCGGATCAATAGCCGCCGAGGTCACCTACTTCTTCCGCTGGGGCCCGCATGAGGCATGGGCGTTGCCTCTTTCGCGGCTCGCCTGGTGGCTGGGGCAGGCTGAACGCATCAAAAAGCAAATGGAGTCGTGATGGGCGCAGGTGCCGCGTATCAGATTACGATCAGTGCGTCAGACAAAGCATCTGTCGTCGCTAAGAAGATCGAAGCGGCGCTCGCGCGCGTGACGAAGCCGATTGATCGTGTCACTGCCTCTGCAGCGAAGCTGAATGAGGCGACGGAGAAGATAAAAAAACCATTTTCCGATTTCGGCTCGTCTCTGAAAAGGCTGAGTGACGAGACCGGTCTTACCCGTATCGCTTGGGGCGTAAAGAGCATCGGGGACGCGGCAGTCGGTGCGGGGAAAAGCCTTCTCAGCGTTGTGGCGCCGCTCGCTGGCATCGCTGGGCTTGGTTCGGTCGCCGGGATTGCGCTTCTCGCGAACGAGTGGGGCCGGATGGGGGCGGAAGTCCAGCGCACGTCGGGCGTTCTCGGTGTGTCGACGCAGGATCTGCAGGCATACCGCGGCGCGGCGAAGCTGGCCGGTCTGTCGGCCGAAGACATGACGGGAAGTCTCAAGTCGCTCGGCCGCACGCTCGAGGATGCGACGTTCGGGCGCAACCAGGACGCGCTCGTGATGATGCATAAGTTCGGCATCACACTCCATCGCACGAAGGAAGGGGCCGTCGACGCGACGCGCGCATTGAAGGAGGTGGCGAACGCGATCGTCGCCCAGAAGGGAAACGTTCAGGCGCAAGGGTTGATTGCTGGCGTATTTGGCGTGGAATCATTGCTCCCATTGTTGCAGAAGGGGGAGAAAGGAATCAACGAATTCGTCAATCGCGCGAAGACGATGGGCCTTGTCTTCGATGACAAGCAACTCGCGCGCGGTCAGCAGTTCAATGAAAACATGCTGAAGCTCGAAGCTTCGGCAACGCGCCTCAAGTATTCATTCGGGGAGGCGCTTGCGCCGGCTGTTCAGCGGGTGCTCGATGTGGTCGGTAGGCTCATCGACAAGTATGGCGATATGGTTGCTACGAAGGTAGCTGAATACGTCGAGAAGTTCGCGAAGTGGGTTGGCAATGTAGATTGGGACAAGACAACTAGCCAGATCGGTAAGTTCGTAGATGCGATCGGTGGTGTGAAGGGGATTGCGATCGCGATCGCAGCAATTTCGTTTGCGGGGCCGCTCGCCAGTGTGCTCAGCCTTATCGCGAATCTGACGCTTCTGGCTACGACCACGGCCCCGACCGCTGCCGCTGCACTCGCGCGGCTAGCTGGTGGTCCAGTCATGGCGGCTGTGCTCGCGTTGCTTCATTCGAAAGGGCTGAATACTGGCGAAGACGAGGAACTGAAGCTGCATCAAGCCAAGCCTGGACAGCAATGGACCGGGGATCCCATAGGTGATCGTCGACACGCAGGCGCTGCAAACGACGCGCAAACCGCTGGTGTTGTCGCTAGGCTGCAGCAAATGGGGTGGACGAAGGAGCAGGCAGCCGGCCTGGCGGCAAACTTCTGGCAGGAGAGTCTATTCGATCCGAACGCAGTGGGAGACAACGGCCACGCATACGGCATTGGGCAATGGCACGAGGACCGGCAGGAAGAATTCAAAAAACTTTTTGGCATCGACATCCGCAAATCGACGCTTGATCAGCAGCTTCAGTTTGCCGACCACGAACTTCGACGCGGCAATGAGCAGAAGGCTGGTCGAGCACTGATGGGCGCGTCGTCGGCACAAGATGCGGGCAGCATCGTATCCAGGTTATATGAGCGTCCGGCGGATGCTATCGGTGAGGCGGCTCGCCGAGGTCAGATGGCCGCGGCGATCGATGGCAAGGTTCATGTTCAGGTCGACATCCCGAACGCTCCACCGGGCACAAAAGCGACCGTGCACGCTAGCGGCGGCACGACAGCAGCTGCGCGTGTTAGCACATCAAACGTTACAGGTCCACCCGTATGAGCTTCGTATCCACCGTCGGCAATGCGGTCGGTAGCATTGGAGGGGTTGCGTCTGCTGTCGAGTCTCTTGCCAATCTATTCAATGGAGGAGGGTACTGGAGCAAGCTGCGCAAGGCTAGCTATAACGGTATTCCTTTTGCAGTGCTGGCGGAGAGTGGAACGTTCGGGCGCCGCAATGCGATCCATGAATATCCGAACAAGGAGACGATGCCATGGATCGAAGATCTCGGTCTGCAAACGAACGTTTTTCGAGTCCAAGCCTTTCTTGTCGAGAATAGCCTTGTCTATGGAGGCGGCGACGTTCTCGCGCAACGAGATCGCCTGATCAAAGCAATCCAGGGTGGTACGGTCGGCAATACGAAATCGCCAGGACTCGGGACGCTTGTTCATCCGACATATGGGACGCTGAAGGTCAATTGCCTGCAGGCAGAAATCGGCTCGTCATGGGATCGTGGGCGAGTCGTTGAGCTCCGGCTTGTATTCGCTCGGGGCGGTGATCGACTGTATCCAAAAGCACAGCAGCAAACGAGCGGTGCGATTGCCGATGCGGCGGAGGCAGTGGACTCGGCATCGCTGGCAGGTTTCATTTCCGGAATTGCATCGACGATTTCGTCGGGTGCGGCAGCAGTTAAGGCGGCCGTCTCTACCGCTGTCGGGTGGTATCAGGTCGTCAATACGCTTGTCCGCGACGTTAAGCGATTCTGGAACTCGATTTCGACGCTGGCAGGCAATTTCGGGCGTTTGTTCGGTGGCGAGAACTCCGGATATGCGGGATCAAATCAGAAGGCCGCGTCAACCGCGACGCCGGCAAGTTTGATCTCTGCGGATACGTCGAATCGAGCAGCTGTCGCGACGGCCGGCGCTGTGCTTACGGCGGCTGCGGCGAACGTCGGAAGCGATCCGACGACGTTTGCGAACGCTGCTCAGGGCCTCGTTTCAGCGCTTGCAGCATCGGCTTCTTCACCCGCTGATGCCATCCGGTTGCTGTCGAGCCTGATTCAATTCAGCCCGGCCCCGATCGTGGGATCATCGCAGATCGCCATTGCGCAGCAAACTATGCAGGGCGCGTGCGCGGACCTGTTTCGCCGTGCAACGGTCGCGCAAATCGCGATTTCGTCATCAACGTATCAGCCCTCATCAGCTGATGACGCCTCGTCGATGCGCGACAGCATCGCCGCCTTGATCGATAACGAAATTCAGATCGCTGCAGATCAGGGCGAGGACGCCGTCTATATGTCGCTTCGCACGCTTCGGCAATCGGTTGTCGCGGATCTCGATGCGCGCGGATCCGGGCTGGCTGCAGTCGCGACGTTCAGCTTCGGCGCGACGTTGCCCGCACTCGCGCTTGCGAACCGCATATATCGTGATTCGACTCGGTCAGACGAACTCGTTGCACAGGCGAACCCAGTGCACCCGGCGTTTTTACCAACGTCATTCAAGGCGCTGTCGAATTGATCATTTGCAGTTCAGATAGTCGGCGGCCATAAATCCGGAATCACGGTCGTTGACGATGATTTGCGCTACCCGGACCCAGCCGTTGGGGGTGGCAATCTTGCTGATCTGGTAAGCCTGAACTGAATCTGTCCTATAGGTCTTTCCATAGGCTCGCCCGCAGCCGGCATCGATGAGCATTTGCCGATTGTAGTCAATGTTGGTACGAGCTATGTCGAATCCAAATGCCTGATAGGCGTAGGCTGCAGCGTTTGGCGTCAGGCATATAGCTGCGTTCGACGTTTTGATTTTGCATTCGGTCGCACTGGCCAAGATTGGGAGTGCGAGCAAAACGGCAGCGATTTTCTTTATGTTGGTCCCCATCGTACGGTTGAAGTATGGTTGACGACGAAATCCTCCTCTCGATCGGCAATTATATGCTGTCGGGATGGACGAGCTTGCGCTGTACAAGAGGAATTGAGCGGTTCCCGAGTGACTTCGAGATCGGAATGACGGAACTGTTTCCGGGTCAGGCCAATGACGTCGTCGTGCAGCCGGGAGACGAGTGCATCCTGACGATCGGACTTGATCCGGTCGTGACAGGCTATGTCGATCGCGTCGTCCCCAGCATCAACGCGAACATGCATGAGATCCGTGTGACGGGCCGTGGGAAGTGTCAGGATCTGCTCGACTGCGCTGCGCAGTGGCCGAACGGCCAGATCAGCAACTGCACGGCCGCAGACATCGCATCGAAACTCGCGGTGCCATACAACATCACTGTCAATTGCGACGTGACGGGCCTGCCGATCATCCCGCAGCAGAACATCATGCTCGGCGAGACGGCCTACGAGATCGTCGAGAGGTCGTCGCGCTTCAGTGCGCTTCTCGTCTACGAAGATCGCGATGGCTCCCTGCGCCTTGCGCGCGCGGGAACGGAGGTGATGTCGAGCGGGGTGCAGGAAGGAATCAACTTGGAAAGCGCTGCGGTCACTCGGTCAATGGACCAGCGCTATTCCGAGATCATGGCAGTCATGATTGGCACGAACAACCTGCAGGACCTCAATGCGGTCAATGCTCCCGTATTCACGGCGCCCGACCCTAACGTGATGCGGCATCGTCGACGAATCATCATTACCGAGTCCGGCGAGATCGGGTGGGACATCGGAAAACAGCGCGCGCTTTGGGAAGTGGCGAGACGCCAAGGGCGCTCCGAGGTAGTGACATTGACCGTCGATAACTGGCGCGACGCGGACGGCAATCTGTGGGAGCCGAACAAACGCATCGATGTGTTGATTCCGTCGTTAAAGGTATCGGGCGACCAAGCCGGCACAGTGCCTGTTCGGTATCTGATCGCTGAAGTGACGTACCGCCTCGGACTCGACGGCACGCATGCCGAACTGACTCTAATGGCACCCGAAGCATTCACGCCGCAGCCGGTTCTCATCCAACCGCAATACGCAGACGTCACCGGAACAGTCCCGCAGCAATGAACGATCAACAAGGAATTCTGGAGCGCGTCGCGCGACGCGTTCTGCTTTCGCTCGCCCGCGCCTTGGTGGCGACGGTGAATGATGCTGGCGGCGTCCAGATGATGCAGGTGAAACTGAACCCACTGGAGACCCGCGACAACACTCCGCGGCCCGTCGAGTTTGGGTTGACATCGAATCCGCCGATAGGCTCGGATGCATTCATCGTGTTCCTTGGCGGCGACCGTTCAAACGGTGTCGTGCTGGGCACCGTGCACCAACCATCCCGGCCAAAGAATCTCGCTCCTGGCGAAACGATGCTGTACAGCCAGGACGGGAAATACGTCTACATGACCGCGAGTGGTGGAATCGTCGTTGAAGCGAAAGGACAATCCGTCACGGTCAATGATGCGACAACCGTAACGATCAATGCATCGTCGGCCGTCGTAATGAATACGCCCACATTGAAGGTGTCTGGCGACATCATCGACAATTTCGGCAGCAATAGCCACAACATGGCCCAGATGCGGTCGATCTACAACACGCACACGCACCCGATCGTGAACGTCCAGACGGGCGGTAGCACGATCAATACCAACGCACCGAGCCAGATTGAATGAGCGATACGACGACCGTTTGGGATGTCGCTAATGCGCGTGGCGACTGGCAGATGAATGGGCCTATGCTCGCGACCGGTGACGATCTCGAGACCGCGATTCTAATCAGCCTCTTCACGGACCGTATGGCGGAGCCAAACGATGTGATACCGGATGGAACAGATGATCCGCGAGGCTGGTGGGGCGATGCCGGCGAGACGGTACAAATCGGTTCGCGATTGTGGCTTCTCTCGCGCGCGAAACAGACGCAGGAGACGTTGCAACGTGCTTACGACTACATCGTCGAGGCGCTGCAATGGTTGATCGATGATGGCGTTGTTGCCAAGTTCGACGTGTTAGTGGAATGGACTAAAACGAGCGAACTCGGTGCGCAAGTGGTTGCATACAAACAGGATGGCTCGACGTCGGCGAGTCACTACTCATGGGTTTGGCAAGGGATTAACTGATGCCTTTTTCTCGACCGTCTCTGTCGGATTTGCAGACTCAAGTTGCATCTGACCTTGCTTCGAGTGTGCCGGGTTCCGATCCGCTTCTTCGCTTTTCGAATTTGCGTATCACGGGCAGAGTGCAGGCCGGTCTCGCTCACTTGCATTACGGATATATTGACTGGATCGCTAAGCAGGCTGTCCCATATACGGCTACGGATGAATATCTGGCCGGATGGGGCGCACTGAAGAACACCTATCTGAAGCAAGCTACGAAAGCGAGCGGTTCGGTCGTGTTTCCTGGGGCATCCGGCACTATCCCAGCTGGCACGCAGATTGTCCGCGGCGATGGCTTCATCTACACGACGAATGCCGATGCAACCATTTCAGGTTCATCAGTGACGGTCGCAGTCACGGCTAACACGCCAGGTGCAGCAGGGAATTGTGACGCTGGGACGGCGCTTACGCTCGGAACGGCTATCACGGGCATTCAGTCGGGTGGTACTGCGGCAGCGGCTTTTACTGGCGGCGCAGATGTTGAGACGCAAGCCGCCTTCTATGGGCGCGTGATGGCGGCGTTTCAAGCGGCACCTCAGGGCGGGGCAAAGACGGATTACGTGACATGGGCGCTTCAGGTGGCGGGCGTCACGCGCGCATGGGTGGCGCCGAACGGGTTCGGCGCAGGGACGGTAGTCATTTATGTGATGCTCGACAATGCCGAGTCGGCACACAATGGGTTCCCTCAGGGAACAAATGGAGTCGCCTCATCTGAAACGCGTGCAGCAGCAGCGACTGGAGATCAATTGACCGTCGCGAACTACATCTACACGCTGCAGCCGGTGACGGCGCTCGTGTATGCGTGCGCTCCAACGCCGAACACCGTGAACTTCACGCTCACCGGGACTGGGTCCTGGAGCACGACGACAAAAAATGCCGTCATCGCAGCGATTTCCGGAGTCTTTCAATCCAACGGCGCGCCGGGCGGAACAGTGAATATGTCGGACATTGAGTCAGCGATCGCGGCCGTGTCGGGAACATCAGGCTTCGTCATCACGTCGCCAACGGGGAACATCACGAGCGCAACGGGTGCGCTTCCGATTCTCGGCACCGTGACATTCAATCCGTGAGGTGGCTGATGCCAGCACCCAACCTAACATCTGCCGACTATCTACGCGCGTTTCAGGCGCTGATGCCGCGCGGTCGAGTTTGGCCGACGGATTCTGACGCCGAGCAGACGCAGGTTTTCGCTGGGCTGACGCAGATTTATGCACGTAATACCGAGCGCGCAAACCAGCTGCTCGTCGATGCATTTCCTGGTACGACATACGAGCTGCTTCCTGAGTGGGAGGCAACCCTTGGTCTTCCAGATCCATGTGCAGGACCTGCGCCGACGATTCAGCAGCGGCGCAATCAGGTCATAGCTCGGCTTTCGAACAGTGGCGGTCAGTCGATCGCGTATTTCATCAATTTCGCCGCGCAGCTCGGCTACACGGTCACGATCAAGCAATTCACGCAGGCGCGTGCGGGAATGCTGCGTGCCGGCGATCCATGTTGCGGATATGACTGGAACTTCGCCTGGAAGATTACCGCTCCGCTGAACACGATCGTGCGCGCGGTGGCGGGCGCGATGGCTGCCGGCGATCCGCTTGCGGCGTGGGGCAACAACGTACTCGAGTGTGAATTCAGGGCGGTGATGCCGGCCCACACGATTCCAATCTTTGCATACGCATAAGAGGTCACATGTATCGTATCGATGACGCAACCGCGGCAACCTCGCTTCCCGCACCGGAAGCAGCAGGAACGGAAGGATATTTCACCGAGGGGAATCCGACGGCGGGCACGCCCGCGACGAACGTGCGCGGATCGTGGCTGAACATGATTCAGGAAGAGCTGTGTGCGATTCTGACGGCGGCCGGCATCACGCGCTCGAAGACGACTTACAACCAGGTCAATCTTGCGCTGCAGAAGATGTATGCCCCGGTCGTCGGCACGATGCGCAATGCGTCGATGTCCGTGGCGGCCGCTTCGGCGACTGCGACATTCACGGCGGACGAGATCATCGTTGCAACCGCGCTTGGCGGCCAACCGTTCAAGCTTGCAAGTTTCAACAAGACGATCAACCTCGCGACCACTGGCGCGGGCGGCATGGACACCGGTGCTGCGCCGGCTTCGGGGTACGTCGCACTGTATGCGATCTACAACCCGACAACGGGGGCGAGCGCGCTGCTCGCGAAGAACGCGACGTCAGCGGTGCAGCCGAATGTATATGGTGGCGCGAACATGCCAGCCGGCTATACGGCGAGTGCGCTCGTTTCCTTATGGCCGACGAATGGCAGCGGGCAGTTCGTGCCGGCCTATCAGGTGGATCGGAAGATTTGGACCGGCAACTCCCTGATTCTCAGCACGTCGACGCAACAGCCCTCATTCACCTCGCTTTCCATTTCGGGCGCAGTGCCGCCCAATGCCAGATCTATTGGCGGATGGGCGAGTGTCGCATCGTCGGCGTCTGCGGCCACTGGCACTCTTGATATGGCCGGAAGCGTCTCGCTCGGGGCTCAGCAATTTCAGGGGCAAACCGTAACGGGATTCGCCATCAACGCGACCTTCAGCGATATTCCGCTCATCACGCAGCAAACCGTCTATTACGTGCTGACCGTCAGCACAGGCACCATGACGGCGAACATGTATGTCTCGAGCTACACCTTCTGAAGGAATTCAAAATGACGACCGTTTGTGTCCAATTTTCCGATGCATCAAAGACCACCATCGTCGCGGTATTTGGCTGTCCTCAGAATCCCGCGGAATACCCGAACCAAGACGAAATCGCAGTCGACGATGCACGGTACGCTTCGTACTTGCAGGGTTTGCCGGCATTCGCTCAAATCGGATTGCCGGCGTCATGAGCCTTTGATGGCGACTGCGTCATTCGCATGACGAGTCGTCGTGCTAGCTGCTCGAACAGCGTGAAGGTGGCGCACGATGCGGAGAGGGTGGTTGCAACAAAAGCGGACGCCGCCGCAACGGGATGCGCGACGATGAAGTCGTGCGCATGAGCCTCCATCGCGCGGATGATGATCTGATGCAGCATGTACATGGAGAAGCTGATCTCACCAAGGAAGACGATCGGCCGCGCGCTGAGGGCGTAACTGAGCGCGCCACGTCCGATCGCGAAAATGAAGATGAGCAACGCAAGCACCGAGAATTGCCCGCTCTGCATGAGCCATTCGGCGAACTGAGGATGCGTAGGCGAAAGGTGCTGATATACCGGCCATGCAGATATGACGCCAGCAGCCGCGAGCACACACACCGCCACCTCCGCGCAGGTCCATAGCGTGGCCGATCCTCGGATGCCGCGGTGCGCGAGATGAGAATATGCAGTCGCGGCCACCATGCCCACGAGGAATTCAAACGTTCGAGCGACCGGGTTGATATAGAGAAGCCCGGCGAGCACGAGCAACGCATCATCGCCATTCGCCGGCCGAATCACCGGATATATCAACGCGCATAAAATGATGCCGCCCATTGCGCAGCTGAGCTTGAGGATCCACGTTCGACCCAGATTGCGCGAGAGGAGCGGGAACAGTGCGTAGAACGCCAGTTCGGTCGAGATGCTCCATGACACGCCGTTCAGCGAGAAATACCAGTCCGGGTGTGGCACCCAGCTCTGCAACAGAAAGACGTTCGCGGCCGCTATTTTCCAGCCGGGCAGCGCTGCGTTGGTCAAGATCAGAAGAAGCGCGATCGACAGCAGGTGCATCGGCCAGATCCGGGCGATGCGCGCGGAATAGAACCTGCGGATTTCGGTGGCAGAGCGCAGTTCGCCATAGACCAGACAGAGAATGAATCCGGACAGGACGAAGAAGAGCGAAACCCCGGCCGTAAAGCCCTGTATGCCAATTGCTGGCCAAAATGTCCCGTTCATATGCAGGACAACAATCATCGACGCCGCAAAGAATCTTAGCGATGTCAGGGTGTTCAGGCGTTTTGCTCGCATGACCGAGTATGTGGTGTTTTTCGGATTTTACCAGTCGCTTTCCAAGCGCAGTTTTGCATGATAACGCCACCTTCGGGTGGTTTTTTCATTTCCGGGGGATGAATGGCGGAAAACGCATCAACGCGTGCGGGTGTCGAGGAACGTCTGCGCGCTGGGGATCGGCGCTTCTCGAAACTTGAGCAACGGATCAATCAGAGCGACGAGTCAATGAAAGCGCATCTGCAGCTTCAGGACGAAAAAATTGACGCCATTGTGGCGTCGGTGTCGCAGATTCAGTCCAACACACAGTCAATGGTCGACACCTGGGAGGGCGGGGCGCGCGTCGTTCGAGCGTTATGTCGCGCTGCTGACGCGTGGCGATTCCTTGTCAAGCACGTCGCCGGTCCAACTCTCGCATTCGGCACCGCCGGCGCGATCGTCTTCCGCTACCTACGGCATGAGCCCGTTCCCGATTGGGCTCATGCCGTTCTCAAGATACTTCTGGGGTAACCATGACGCCACAAACCCTTTCTTCCGCGATGCAGATCCCGCTCGCACGCGCGACGCCCTGGGCAGATCCGTTGTCGGCGGCCATGGCGCTGTATGCAATCGATTCGCCTGCTAGGCAGGCTGCGTTCCTCGCGCAGTGTGGACATGAATCCGGTCGCTTCCAGTGGCTCCGCGAACTCTGGGGGCCGACGCTGGCGCAGCGCGCATATGAGCCGCCATCGGCCAAAGCGGTCTCGCTCGGCAACACGCAGTCCGGAGACGGGTTTCGATTCCGTGGAGGCGGCCTGATCGGCATCACTGGCCGCTACAACTTCCGCGTGATGGGCCAGAAGATCGGCGTCGATCTCGAGAATAACCCGGATCAGATCGCGCGACCTAGCGTTGCGGCTGAGGCATCTGCTCAGTTTTGGGCCGACAACGCTCTCAGCGCATTCGCCGACGCCGGCGACTTCCTCTCGATCAGCCGAGCAGTCAACCTCGGAAATCCTCGCTCGACGGCCACGCCAAATGGCATGGATGACCGCCTTGCCCTCTGGGCGTCCTGCAAGGCCGCACTCGGAATCACCTCGTAACTCGGTGCGCTTGCGTTGCTTCTCGCCGCCACTGCGGCGTCCTTCGGAGTTTTCTCATGACTCGTGCAACCTGGATGAAGTTTGCCGCTGGCGTCCTGCTCTTCGGCGCCTGGCTCGGCCTCGTACTTGCCCGCCTCGCCCCCCCGCAACCGCTGGTCGATGCGATCGGCTATGCATTGGTCGGCCTCGGAATCTACCATGCGGCGGCAGCCAACGGTCAGCTGACGCTCAAGTTCCTTTCTGGGCTGATGCTGTTCGGTGCGTGGCTGACGCTTGTCGTAATGCATCTCGCGCAGCCGGCCGGCTTGATCGATGCTATCGGCTATACGCTCGCGGGCCTGGGTATCTATCAGGCGAAGGGGCCGGCACTCAAGCCGATCGTAACCGGGCTGCTCGGTGGGACGACCGTTGCGGCTTCGCCGACTGCCTCGAGCGAAACGGCAGTAGGGCTCTCGGGAATTGTGGTCGCTGAATCGGCTGCACCGGCAGTCGTGGCATCAGCTCCGCCTGCGGTGCCGGCACCGCAGGCGGAGGTGGTCGCGCCGACGGCTACAGTGCCGCCGATCATGGCTCAACCGCCGGTTGCGGTTCAGTGATGCGTGCGGCCGTCCTTCTCACGGCTTGCCTCGCGTTTGCTGGCTGCGACTCTCTGCGCTACGCCGGCATCGCGCGCTACGAGGTAGCACCGCTCGTCGACGCCGCAGGTGCTCCGATGGGCTGCTGCGTGCTACGCGTTTGGAACGGCAAGCAGATGGCGACCGTCGAGGCAACGTTCACGCATAGCACCGACAGCACCTACTCCATCTCGCTCCGCGAAACTGATGTTCAGGCGTTCGCAGGGCAGGCCATCGCTGCGGCTGCGGCATCCGATGCCGCCGGCGCGGCGACAACCGCCGCAATGACGGCTCTCAAGACCATCAAGTAAGGAAATTCCCATGAAGCGTTTTTCGATGCTGCTCGCGGCAGGCATTGTCGCGTCCGCAACTGTCCTCGCCGCATGCGGGACGCAACCTGTCCAGACGCCGGCGCAAGTCGCCGCCAAAGTCTGTCCGCTGCTGCAGGCCGAGATCGCGACACTGTCGCAGGCTGGCGTTTTCACCGGGGGCGCCGCTGCGACGTTGAACGAGAAGGTCGCGCCGGCCGTCGGCGCGGTCTGCTCGGCTGGCGCGACGGTCACCGAGGTGAACATCCAATCGATCTCGTCGGCTGTCGCGCCGCTGCTCGTGTCGATCGTGAAGGCGTCGGGGCTGCCGCAGTCTGACAAAGTGACCGCCGTGCTTGTGATCGGCACGATCAAAGGCATGATCGACACGGCATTTCCGGTGCCCGTGACGACGGCACCCGTCGCAGCGACGCCGCTCGCGGGGAGTGCGATTCAATGAAGCCAATCCGCGTCGCGCTCAGCGGCAGCGGCTTTCGCCTCGGCGCGCATCTCGGCGCGCTGCAGGCGATTGAGAATGCCGGCTACACAATCATCGAGCTCGCCGGCACTTCCGGCGGCTCGATCGTCGCTGGCTTGTTCGCCAGCGGGGTGCCACTTGACGTCATGCGCCAGATGCTAATGGAGCTCGACTGGTCGCGGATGATGAGCTTCTCGCCATGGGCGCTCATCCGGCACCAGGCGCTTTGCACCGGAGATGCACTGCTGCAGTACCTGCTCGGCACGACGAACGGCAAGACGTTTGCGCAGCTCGACGTCGACCTGAAGGTGATCGCGGCAGACCTGTTGACTGAGCGCGAATTCCAGTTCTCCCGGGAGCGAACGCCGGACATTCCAGTTGCGCTCGCCGCGCGCGCCAGCGCGTCGATCCCGATCGTATTCGCGCCTGTTGCGGTGGCCGGGGGCTTGATGGTCGACGGCGGCATGTGCGACAACATCCCGGTCAGCGACCTGACGGTCGACGGCGTGCCTCGCGTCGGAATCTACCTCGTGGCAGACGACTCACCGCTCCCGCTCGGGAAGTATGGGATTGCAACACTTGCGCCGCGGATGATCGACATTATGCTTGCCTCGAATGAGGAGACTCACGTCGCTCTCGACAGCCGGGACGGCGCGACGATCATTCACGTTCCGACTGGCTACGCCAGTTCGTTCGATCGACGCATGGCGCTTGCGACGCGGCAGCGTCTGTACGATGACGGGTACACGGTGACGGCAGCGGCTCTGAAGGAGGTCCGTTCCTATCAAGCGGCGGCGCCCGAAAAGATCGCCTAGATTTCCCAGACAATCTCCGGGAGGCCACATGGAAATCGATTGGCAGCATGCCCCGAAGCGGGCCAGGTGGTGGGCCGTCGATGCCAATGGCGAGGCGCACTGGTTCCTTGAGCCGAACGTCGCGCCATTCACGGATTTCTGGTTCTCTGATCCGGTTCCCGCGCCGCGGTTCGGGTTCGATGGGGATTGGCGAGAAAGCCTAGCGGAGCGGCCGGCAGTGTAG